GCCGCCTTGATGTGCTCGACGTGAATCATCGCTGACGACTTGATCTCGAGCCGATAGACGATCATCTCGCCATCGGCTGGGCAGACTGCTGCGAACGTGTGCCGATAAATGTTCATACGGGTCCTCGCCGCATACGCAGCAGGCAATAGGGATAGGGTGGGGCCGAACGGGCGGCGGGGTTACTTGTTCTGGCGCAACGCTTCAGCAGCGCAGAGGGAGCCGTATTCCTTCATCTGCTCAAGTGTGTAGCCGGGGACTTCGCGCTCTGGCTGAAGGAAGCCCCAGTGGCGCGGCGGGTGAGGCAGAGTCGTGTGAGGCTGGAGCAGCTTGCCTTGTGTTAGGACCTGCTCCGAACATTGCGGGCTGACCTCCGAACGTTGCGGCCGGCGGTGAAGCTCTGCGCTTCCATCCTCGTCGCACAAGTCGTTCGCTTCTGGCATGGCGAAGAGCACTGTGCCTGCGAACTCGAGTTCAGAAATGCCGCCTTCAAGCAGCCATTCAAGCCGCAAACCTTCTTCGTCATCTTCGCGAGTGACCGCGACAGCAATGATCTGAACCGGCTCATCCACCACTGCGCGGGCATCCTCGGGCGGGGCGGCGAGTGCCTTGCAAAGAGGATTGCGCAGCTTGTCCAGCGCCACCCAAAACTCTTCCCCGTACTTTCGGATCATCTTCGGATGACTATCGTGACCAGTGAGGATGTAAAGCAGGTCGTCCAACTCCTGAGCCAACTCGCGAGGCACGGACACCATTTCTGATTTGTTGGTCATGGCTTCAGCCCCGCTGCTTTTTGCATTGCCTTCAGACATGCAAGCTCATAAAGCCCTTGCTCCGTTCCTCGCTTAAAGGCTGCGAACATAAGCCGTTTTTGTCTGCGAATTATCTCGGACCACTCCATGTTATTTACCACCCTTCGCGGCTGGCGCGGATTGGAACTCGACAGCAGGGCAGAACTTGCGGGCCTCGTCGAGAAGTGGCGCAGACCATTCGCGGCCAACCCCGTCATCGAAGGCGAACAACATACCGCCCAGCAACTCCCGCGCCTTGGTCAGTTCGGATTGCAGATCATCAACCCGCTGATCAGCCACGTTCAAGCGCTGCAGGAGTGCGGCGTTCTCGGCCTGCAGGCGGGTGATTTCATCGGCAGCCTTCGTCACGGCCTCGCCGTCGAGATGGTCCCACGAGTGCCCGTTGCGGTAATTCAGCGCCATCGCGCGCAACACATATTGTTGGCTTTGCGAGTTTCTACCCGTCACCCGGGCTCCAATCATCTGCCAGACGATTTCATATTCTGGCCAGTCGCTTTCGATAACCAGAAACTTGCGTTGTGGTATCAGCACGTCATGGCAATTTAGTCGATGGAGTGCTGTGTAAAATTGCTCCCTCACGTCGGATCTGAACACGGTGTCCAAGTCCTTGCGCTTGATGACGATGTAGCGATCTTCGCGCCGGAATTCCTGACTCATAACCCCTCCCGCGGCGAAACAATGCCGCTCGCTTGAATGACTTCCATGCCGAGATGTCCAGCGAGTTCGATTTCGACGTTGGCGCCGCGCGACTGACGCCAGCCCGGCAGGAATGCCACAGCATCACATGTGAGCATCTGTCGGATGGCGTCGCGCATGCACAGGTGCCAAGGCGCGTCGGCGGGCAGGGGATTCTCTGCCGGGTTCTCGACTACGTAGCCCAGCGCGCGAAGGCGGGCGGCCTCGGCGTTAAATGCCGGGTAGTTGTAATCGGGCAGGCCAGTCATGGGCCCGCTGAGGTAGATGCGTTGCATGGCGATATCCCTGTAACCCATACAGGTTACTTTTGGAGATGTAACCTCTTGAGGTTACTTTGGGTTGGTCAGGCGGCAACGGCCTGGCGTTGAGTTCCGCGCCATGGATCGTTGGCGCGGGCGAGGGCGGCCATTGGCGGCGGGCTGACGCTGTTGCCGCACATGTGGACTTGTTCGGTCTTAGTGAATGGCTTCCCGTCGGCGCCGTGCGTGATGATGTAATCCGGCGGGAAGCCCTGCGCCCGGTACAGCTCAGCCGGTTGCAGCATCCGAAGCCGGATGTCGACGATCACATAGGGCGTGCCCTTGACCATGACTGTCACCAGGCCCAGCCGGTCCTTGGTGGTGATCGTGGGCGCCGGCTGTTCGCAGGTGCTCATGTTCTCGGTGCCGTAGTAGCTGATCAGGAACGCGGCGACGCGCAGCGCTCCCTCTTCATGCTCTGGCGACAGCTCGAAGCTGACCAGTGAGCTCTTTCCTCCACCACCGGCAGTGATCGTCGGAGATGGATCGGTCAATACCTGGCCTACGCTGGCGCCGAACTGACGTTCCATGAAGGCAGTCATCAGGCCGTGGTGCGTGCCGCCAGCGCTGACAGTGTGCAGGGGCTCATCTGCCGCCCGGGCGTCACAGTTGCCGCGCAGGTGTAGGAGACTTGCGGTGACCAACTGCTGCTGGCTGCCGGTGTTCGTCACCGTGGTCATCGGATCGTTGAGGCTTTTGGCGTCGGTTGTGTTGAAACCGCCATTCATCTGAGCCATGAATGCAGTCGCGATGCCCATGGCGTGGGCGGCGCCTGCCGGACGCTGGTAGTTGCCGCCACTGGTGATAGTCGGCAGCGGCTCGTCCAGTGCTTTGCCTGCATCGTCGAACCGGAATTTGACCAGGTGTGCTGCCGCCATCGCGCGGTGATTCTGAGTCATCAGCGTCCCGGCTGGCTGGTCTGCCGTTGTCGGCTTGCCGCTGTACTCGGGGCCACCGGTGCCGACCATCACCGGGCTGATCAGCGTCAGCTCGCCGCGGTTGGCGCATGTAATCGTCGGCAATGGCTCGAGCGGATCGTTGATCCGGTCGCTGCCCTGGTGCGTGGCGGGAGCGATGACCGGGCTTACCACCGAGAAAGATCCGCCTTTCGGGTAGGAGGTCACGGTGCGCAGGGACTCATCCATGGATTGCACCGTTTCGGTCGACCAGTTCGCGATCGGCACTATGAACGGCGCCGGGTTGTCGATGACGAATTTCTTCATGCCCTTGGCGATCCGGCGCTTGGTGGCGTCGGCCAGTTCGTCCTTGCGCCCGAAGATGCTTTTTCCCAGGTCGCTGAAGTCGATACACTCGGCGGCGGTGCGGTATTTCTGCTGGCCCTTGCCGGGCTTCTTGGCGTGGGTCGACTCGGGCCACACGATCGGCTGACCATCACAACGGGCAATCATGAACAGACGTTCCCGGCTGGTTGGTGCGCCGAAGTCACAGGCTTTGATCACGCGCCATTCGACCGCGTAGCCCATGCCTTCCAGCAGTTGTACGAACCGGCGCCAAGTCGTGCCGCGGCGTTTCGGATCAGGCACCAGAAACTGCTGGCCGACCGGCACGACCTCGCCAGGTGCGGCGACAACCTTCTCGATGACTTCCTTGCCCTTGGCGTTCAGCACGGTCACCAGCTTGATGGCACGCCCGGTCTCTTTGTCGCGCTTGGCGATCAGCGGGCCCCACTGCAGGATCTGCTTCACGTTTTCCAGGCTGATGACGCGGGGCTTCTTCTTGCCTCCCCACTTCAAACCAATCCACGACAGGTTACGGATCTCGCGCTTGCGCGGCTGACCGCCTGCTGCCTGGCTGTGGTGTGTGCAGTCAGGGCTCATATGAAACCAGCCGACCGCCTTGCCGCCGCACTCCGTATCCGGATCACCTTCGAACACATCGGTCGTGAAGTGCTTGGCGCCTGGGTGGTTGACGGTGTGCATGCTGATCGCCTTGGCGCTGTGGTTCTTCGCCACGCTGACCTTGCGGCCGAGGCCCATTTCCAGCCCGGTACCGGCGCCGCCACCACCGCAGAAGAAATCCACGACGATCTCATCGTCTTGCGGGTCGAAGCCAAGGCCGTACTGCGTTTTGAAATCGAAGGGGTGTTTCTTCTGATGTGCGGACATAGGGGATCCTCGCCAGTGGCGTGATTCAAAGTTGGGAAGGGTGTTCAGGCGCTGAACAGGTTCAGCTGTTGCTCTTGCAGCTGCTGTTCGGCCTGCTGCATTTGGCTCTTGGCTTCCGCGTGGGCTATGCGTACCGTGGCGATGGCCATATATGCTGCGTCCTGCTCGATGCCGATGAAGTTGAATCCCTCAAGCATCGCTGCTTTGCCAGTGCTGCCGGAGCCCATGAACGGGTCCAAGGCGGTACCGTCGGCTGGTGTGACAAGGCGAAGTAGGTAGGCCATCAGGTCGGTAGGCTTTACGGTCGGGTGATTATTTCCTTGCGCTGGAGGCGCATAACCTTCGTCACGTCGGGTTATATGTTGCCCGCTGGTATCGCTGACCAACCCCCCTTGGCGCTGAGGCAGGTCTTCGCATCCATCATTCCTGTCGACCTTGGTGGTTTTCGCGCAGTAGAAGAATCGTGCTGCGCTGGTCGCCTCTCGACGAGCCCCTGCCTGGATAGCGAACGATGTCGAGCCACTGCGCTTGTCGCGAGCAAGATGTGCCCGGGGAGGCTCCATATCACCAAGCCTTCCACTTGAGGGTCGATAACGGCCGGTTTCCTTGAGATCGCCTTGCTGTCCAGGGGCGTCCGGAAATGCCTCGAGTACTTCGTCGCTACCGTCATGGATGATGTTGGCCGGCCAGCGTCCGAGGGCATGTGGCTGGGTTACAACGCCCGGTCCTCGGTGCTCACAGTCGCTACGACGCGGAAGTCCGCCGCCTCCGGTGTTCGCTGGCATCGGTTCGGCTTCAATGCGGCATCCATCTATGTTCAGCGCGCCTGTCCCATATTCAAGCGTGTTCTGCGCGACAGTCCCGATCAGCGGCTTACGTGCGACGGTGATTGGCTCCAGTGCAGGCTTCAATGCCGTTCCGCCCCACGGGCCGTTGTGTGATTTCGGAAACCCTGAACCGTACACCCATGCAATCATGTCGCGAATCTCAAACCCGGCATCCTCGATGCGAACGGCCATCCGGTGCTGGGTGCGAGTGCCGGCGAAGGCAAGTAGGTGACCGCCTGGTTTCAATACGCGCAGACACTCTGTCCAGATTTCGGTGCTGGGCACGTCGTAGTCCCACTTCTTGCCCATGAAGCTCAGGCCGTAGGGCGGGTCTGTAACGATGCTGTCGATGGAGTCGGCAGGCATGCCGCGCAGCACCTCGAGGCAGTCGCCCAGGTGTAGTTCGTATGTCATGGGAGCTCCATGCGGTTGGGAATGGCCTACGCTTACCTCTCCACAGGAAGGGAGAAGGTCATGAGCGATAGCCGAGAGTTAGCGTTGACCATCGCGCTGGAGGCGGTTCTGAATGCCGCGCGCAGCCTTTACGTAGATATAAACGAGCTCTGCGAGACGGCAATCGAATCGCTCACTCTGGTGCCAAGCAACATATCGCCTGCGATAGTTGCGGCAATCGGTGAAATCGAAAGCGCGGCTAATGCCATTGACTATGGTGAAGGCGAATAAGCCCAGCGTTCCCCCGGTTGGCCTACGCTCTACGTTTCACAGGGAGGAAGAGTCATGAACGAGGAACGGGTTACAGCGCTGTTGCTGGCGCTTAAGGCGGTACTGAGCGTTGCGAGAAAGCAGGGGCTGAATCTGGACGAAGTGTCAGAGGCTGCCGCTGACGAGCTTCTGCAGTACCGGGAATACGATGCGCTGCATGTGCCGATGGCCATCAATGAGATTGAGGTGGCGGTGGATGCGCTGGCGTGACTGGCACGTAGCAGATCAGGCCAAACTCTTCGCCGACCTCCATGATCTGGTGGAAGGCAACGCCATCGTCGAGCAATCCCCCATGATCACCATCGAAGGCCCAGATCAGCTCCCACAGTGACTCACAGCCTTGGCACAGCTTTACGGCGTAAAAGTCACCATCCCACTTTCCCGCCATGGCGATGTATTTCTCACCAGGCTGGACCCACCGGCGACAGCTTTCGCACTGGTGAGGCTTTCGGGCTTTCGTCAGATGTCGGTTCTGGAATGAATCGCACATAGCAGGTCTCCTCCGAAAGTTCGGTGGCGAATAGGTTGGTGGTGGGCTATACGTGGTGACCGGCATGGGACCGGGTAGCGTCACGGCTGTGCGTCACGCAATGCGAATGTGATCGTTAAGCTGATCATCAGGCATGCGGTCGGCTCCGCGAATCAGGCGAGAAATCAAATCCTGCTCTTCTTCGATCTTGGCGCGGAACATGACCCGTTTCAGCGCGGCGTCATCGCTGTGATAAAGGTCCGTGACGATGCGCCGTGACAGCAGGCGTGCCTCCCGATCTTCCTTCGACATCTTGTCCCGGTCGCGCTTGTCCTGTTGCCGTTGGGCTGGCGTCTTCGCTGCCATGGCATCCTCCGATAAGGCCACTCGGTGGCAAATGTATGTGTTCCTGCCGTCTGCGCTGGGCGACGAGTCTGCTGATGCGCTTCACGCCGCCACCTTGGCTTGGTTCCATGCGCCGGCCGCAACGAATAACTTCGCCGCCTGGCTATCTTCGAGCGATACCTCGGCCGGAATCGCAATCCAGCCATAGGCGATCAGGTGCTGAGCGTTGCAGCTGTCGCGCAGCTCGGTGTAGTGGTGCTCGATCGCTTCAGTCAGCTGACTGGCGAGGTAGATCCCGATCGGCGCAATTTCCACCGACTTCAGGTATTCGCTGCCATCTTGCCGAGCGCACATGCAGCTGATGTAGATAGTCCAGTGATGAGCGATGTCGCACACCGCATCAGCAACCTTTCGCACCAGAATCGGCTTGCAGTTCTTCCAGTTGAACATCCGCTGCTTGCCGCTGGGGTCGATGTTCACCACGCAAACATGATTGGTGCTGAGCAGGGCGCGAAGGGATCGCTCCATGCGTACGCGCATGTTGTTCGGCTTGCGCTTGCTCATATCGCCTCCGTCATTTGCCGCAGGCGCTTGCGCTCTGCTGCCGAGATGCGCGGTGGCTTGCGCTTGAGGACCGTTTCAGGGTCTATCCAGTCCCGGCGCTTGGGCGGGACCGGCTTGCCGGTGAAGCAGGCGCCTTGGGTAATTCGGCCGCCGCTTTGTTCGTAAGCTGCCATCGCGGCTGCGAATTCGGCTGATTTGCTGAGGGTCGGAGCGTCAGGACTCAGGCTGAAACTGATCATGCCGCCACCTGCTGCAGGACCACCCCGTCCATGCTGAACGCATCACCGTGGATGTGAACGAGGTCGTCGAGTGCGCCCCAGTTGACGGTGAGCACCGAGATTGGGGCACGGCCTTCGTATACAGCCTTTACCAGCGCCTCGAGATCGGTCACTTGAGCTTCGAGCTTCATAGGCTTGGATTCCACCTTTGCAGATGGTGCCGCTGTGGTAGCGCGGGGTGATGACTTCTCCGCGTTCGCCACTACCGGAATCGGCTTTGGCTCGGCTGCTTTAGCATCCTCTGTCGCCTTCAAAGCCGCAGCGTCAGATATCTTCTTGGCTTCTTCCAGCCGGATCTGCTCGCGCTGTCTTTCGAGACGATCCCGTTCGGCTTTCTGATGCTCATCGATACGCACTTTGATTAGCGCGACCAGGTCGTCGTTGGCCTTCAGGACCAATTGCTGCACGTCGTTGAACAGGAAGTTATGGTCGACGGCCAGTTCGGCTAGGCTGGCGAGGTTGAGGCGGATGGCGTCGGCTTTCTGGCTGGCATCGATCTTCGCGCGGGCAAGTTCGCTTTCGGCAGCGTCGCGCAGACTGGCTATCGACTTCTTGCCTTTGATGGCGCCGGCGAAGTAAGCAGCAACTTGAGGCAAAAGCACTCGACCACCCAGCGATGCATTGATCTGGTCGATGTGCAGTCTCAGCGCAGACTGCGCAGTCATAACGATCTCGTCGCGAATGGCTACCTTGCGAGCCTTGACCAGCTTTTCGAGCTCCAGGCGTTTGGCGCGAGTCTGCTCGCTGATCTGGTCGATAGTGCGGAACAGGAGGTCGATTGATTCTGTTTGGCTCAGCGCGTGCTGTTTTGCAGCCGCGAGTTTCGATTCGACGTCACCGCACCACTTAACCGTTTTGTCAGCGTCCGCGAAATGCTGGTCGGTCTGCAGATCGGTGTTGATGGCGCCAATTACCGCAAGCGAGTGCGCCTTGAACTGCTCAAGGTTGCTGGCGGTGACCATGCCAGTTACCTCGATGCGCAGGGCAGGAAGGCTGTCAGGCGAGCTGCCAACCACATCGGCGACAACCTCAGCCGGTGAGTGCCCGGCCAGATCTGTCTCGAACTGTTTCCAGCCTTCGACAAGCTGAGCGGCGCGGCCGGCGACCGGTCGGTACTCCATGGAGACGAAGTTTTCGGCGGTGCCGTCGGAGCAGACAAAGATCACACGTTCTGCGCCACTCACAAGCAGTTGCTGCTCAAGCTGCCAGTAATAATGCGGGTCGAGCTCTTCGGCGCGCACCTGGGCGACGAGAGACTCGTTCCAGAGTTTGTGCTCGAACAGGGTATCGCCGAGCATGGTCGCGCCATCCATCGACGCCAGAAGGTTGCCGCTGGTGCCGACGATTGGGTAAAGCTCTTCGCCGATCTGCGCTTCCACGAGAGGTCGGGCGGACGCTTCGGTGGCATGGCCTTTGTCGAAGATGCGCTGCTGATTTGGCGTGACCTCCGGCGTGATGCCGGTTTTCTTCATGTTCAGCAGCTCTGTGCGGCTTTGATACTTCGAAGCGCCCATCATTGCCGGGGCTTCGGAGGCGGTGTAATGCTTAGCGCGCAGGGCATGCCACTCGGCGCTGCCCTGAGAGACGTTGTGAATGATCATGCTGCTTCTCCTTCGAGTGGCTTCAACTGACTGATAGCGTCGGTCTGCTCGGCTGTCAGCGTGTATTTACTGCTTACGGTGGCGATCAGATGCTCAGGCGAGGTCTTGCCCGCTTCGATCGCGTTGCGCCAAGCTGGCAGGTTCTCGGCAAGCTTCTCGTCCGGATACGCTGGCAGTTCCACTGGCGCATCAATCTTCGGCACGCTGGTCAGGGCAGGCGCGGAGTCACGATCCTTCTGCATGTCCTGCAACTCTTCCGCGACCGGCATACCGCGCAGTACGTCCGGAAAAACGTCACGCAGGGCGAACGCCCTGGCGCGCATCTGACGCATACGCTTGGGGTGCTGCGTCCAAGGACCCTGCTTGCCTGCCAGGCCTGCCTGCTTTGCGTCGTCCATGCTGAACGTGCGGGACTGCTCATTCTCGCCGCGACGCTTCACTCGGCATGTGGCAACGTTCCCGTCGTCCTCTTCATAGACGTACTCGCAAAGAGTCGATCCGCGCACGAGGGCGATCACTGCGTCACCCCACAACGCCGGACGGCCGTTGATGACCGCGATGTTCTGCATTGCCTGAAGCGGCTGCAGGCCCAGCTCAAGGCCCCACTGAATCGCCACCAGGATGTTGCCCGGGTTGCCGAGGAACTCTTTCGGCACGATGGTCGACTTGGCGAGGATGTCGGCGAACGCCATCGCCTCAGTCAATGACGACGGGGTGAGGCTGAATGACTGCTTAACGGTTAAATCGGACATGCGTGTCTCCCGCGCCATCCGTGTGCCGGGGCGCTGCGATTGAATAGGGTGGGGGTGGGTTGAATCAGTGCGGTGCGTAAGCGCTGGCGATCATCCAGGCAGAGCAGAAGAGCAGGGTGAAGAAGCTGCCGCGCCAGAAGGCCCAGCGCTTTGCGTGCTGGTAGCGGGTCATCGCTTTGGCTCCAGCGCCTTGATAGCTGACTTGCCCAGTGCACGGAGCGATCGCCGAAAATTGCCGAGGTCTCTGCGCGCTTTCTTTCGAGCCCTGACGAAATACCAAGCCCGAGTGCAATGCACGCAGCCACGCTTGAGTAAATAATCTGAGACCTCGTCGTCGTTCAGGCTTCGATCTTCTTCATCCGACCACCCTCGGAACGCTTCCCACATATGCGTTCTCCGACGATTTTTCTCGTCATAGAGGATCCGCCAATGTTCTTCGCTTCCGTTAGGCCATGGCAGCTCGCCGAGCTCTGGGTGAGGGTTTGCAGGCTTCGGCCCAATCAGGTCGAACCGGTTTTCGCAACGACCTAGGTGCAGACCAATCTCTGCGGTCAGAGACTTCATCCTTTGGATGGCGCTTTCGTGTGCCGCCAGGGTGACGAGGATCGAACGCTCAAGCTTCATGCTCGCACCTCATAAGCCAGCGTCCACTCGCCACACAGGCAAGCTCGGCGGCTCCACGCTTCAGGATTTGAGATGTGAGCGCGCTCGGCCGCCTGCATGGCTTCGAACATGGTTAGCCCCTTGAAGACCATCAGAACGCGATCCTCAGGAACGGCCAGGTAGTCGGGAAGCTCGGCCAATTGTTCGTAGATCAGGGATTTCACGATTGGCGTGCTCATGCTGCCGCCTCCAGAAGCTCACGGTAGCGAATCATTTCGGCGGCGCGAATGCGCTTCACCAGCTCGTCACGCTCTTGAGCGGTGATGACCGAGAGCTCGCATGAAAGGTAGGCAGCCATGCACGCCCGCTCTGCGACGTGGACCGGAAGGATCGAGCTCGGGATAAACTTGAGCTCGCTTTCGATTCGGTGAATTGCGATTTCATGTGGTGTCATGCTGCCCACCATTCGTTGAAGTCCTTCAGAGATTCGGCCCGGTCGATGGCGTAATCCTCCGCCGCGCAGTTGGCCTCATCTTCCAATTGCTCCCACAGAAGGTTTTCGATCTCCTCGGCGAGGCGATCAGCAACAGCCGCGCAACCATTCTTGCCAAGGTCTTCCGGTTTTCCGTCATCATCGTATGTGTAGCCAGAGACGATTTCGAACTCCATTTCCCGGTAACCGTGGTAGTCCTCAGGGCTCGCCCAGGAGTTAGGGTTTCCCTTCACATTGACCGCGCTGCTGATGTCGCACTTGAGGACGTAATCCTCGATGATCACTTCGTAAGTCATGGTCGCCTCCGTGGCGAGCTGAGACCGCATTGATCAGATGCCCGCGCAGGTGACCAAGCCCGTGCCGTGAAGCACGCGGGCACCTGTCGATGCGGTCGATGGGGTGGGTTATTCGGTGGCGGGGTCCGGGAGCGGTTGCCAGTGGGTGATCCACCAGTCATCGCCGTGCGGAGAGCTGTAGCTGTCGAAGTAGGAGAGGTCGCGGCTATTGCAAACAGGCACATACTCGCCCATTGCTACTTCGCTTCCTTGTTCATCGTTCGGGGATCCATCTTCGTTTTCATGGCGGCGGATGTACTTCACGGAAACCAGCAGATCGCAGCGATGCTTAGGCCTGCGGTCGTCGTTGACACTGATCCAGCCGCTCATGCCGCCTCCGGGTACTTCTCGCCGCAGAACATGCAGTAGCTGCCCAGCACGTTGATCTTCGCCTTGGCTGCGACCTCTTTGCCTTTGGCCGTCGTCCGAGTGCCGACAATCTCGCACTCAGCATATTGACGACCGGCAGGGATCAGCATGTAACCGGCCAGAGTTGCTTTGGCACCCATGATTTCCGGGTGGCGTTCGGCCGCCGCCTTTTCAAAAACTGATCTGCAGTCGCACATCTCAATCTCCTTGCTGATTAACCAAACACACAGAACTACCCACGCAAGAACGCGAACGGCCAAATAGGCAGCGGAGAATGGGTAGTGCGGTGTGTTCGGGAGGGTGTGGGAGGGTATTACGCGCGTGTTTTGCCAATCTCGGCGGCAGCATGGACTATTGCTCTGCGGGTTGCGGCAAACTCATCGCCGTTGAAGTCTTCACAATTAACTTGGACTTCATCGCCAAGAGGTAGCCAAGCAAGCGCCTGATGCAGAGTGGCATGCCACCGAAACTTTATTCCCAACTGCACAGCCAGCCGCAGCGCATCACCATCATCTTCCAGCGGGTTCCACCAATGCCCACATTCAGAACTTCCAATCCATGCCATAAAAACGCCGTTGGCATCGATAGGCGGCTCGCGCCTATAAGCCTTTGCGGCAAGCATGAGCAGCTTCTTGTCTTCACTCATCGCAATCCCCTCTTCGTGAAAGTAAAAACCCGGCCTAGACCGGGTCGCGCTGATGCTTGGCTCGCTCACATATAGGTGGCTGCCGTAGGATTGGGTTAGTCCATGATGCGCAATCTCCTATTGCTCGCTCACTGGGAAGGCAGTGGCTACCTGTTGAATGGGGTGATACGAGCAGCGCGCCAGCTTCAACGCCGAAGCTCCACCGCAACGCTTTCGGCTCCAGCTTTCGCTTTCAACGCCTACTGGGTTGCCCGTATCGGGGTGATGCAGATGTCCGCGCTACTGGATGACAGCGTTATCACCATGTCGGGCTTTCAGGCTTGCTCGCTCAGGTATCTGTCGACGAATTGCCGTTTCGCTCATTCTGCTTTGAGCCTTCATCTGCATCGGTAGAGCGTCTCGCCGGTAACGACATTTGATCCGGACGATTCGAGGCGCTCTCCGATGGGCACTCTTGCGAATGCCGACGGCTTTAATCGATCACGTAGTCTGCATGCCGCACACACTGGGCATGGTTATCATCAGCGACCAGGCAGGACATCTCGCCTGACTCAAATGAGTAAGCGCTGATCGGTGTTTCTTCGGCGGCTAGCAAACCGGCCTGCTCCTCGTTGTCAGCAGTGACGATCACTTCGCAGATCGCCATGAGCCTGAAACTGTATGTAGGCATTTCACATCCTCCAGTTGATTTCCCGTCTGGCCCTGTATCCAAGGCCAGCCAGTGAAATCTGTTCTTTCGGGTTCCGTTACCTGCCACGGTTTCCTTGGCTGCCTTGCGGCTATCTCCACCACGCTCATCGCCTGAGTCCTCTCTTGGCCTGCGTCACACATTTCATGACCGGTGTTCTTCGCTGGCTGGCTTGCGTGGTTTCGCGCACTCACATCTGGTGAGCACGGCCAGTTCCAGAGCTGGCATGGGTCGACTGTTTGTTGCTCGCATTTACCGGTTGCCCGGGGTAGTCGATCGCGAGGATCTCAGCAGGGGTAAAGAGCGCAGACCCGATTGAGGCCCTGTCGCACCGTTGGTTTGTCGCTGCGATGGGTGAACAATACCTGTGGGTAACGCATTTGGTCAATACCTTTAGGTAAAGTATTTTTTGGAGGCGCAAAAAAAAGCCCGCTCAGTGCGGGCTTGGAGATTTGAGATACGAGCTACGCTGCCTCAGCTTCGAGTCGGTCCAGCAGCATCGCTCCTTCCTTGGCGCTGGTGACGGATATCAGATCAAAATTGCAGTCGTCTGCCATATCCTTCAGCAGGAAAATCTTTTCCTTATAGGCCTTTTGGCTTACCGGCTTCAATTGAGAGATCTGCAGATCGGAGGGCGTCACTAGCAGCAGCGATGGTTTCTGATCATGCCCGATCAACGAGTCATGCCTCTTGAGCTGCTCAAGCCTAGTTATGCGCGCGCTTGCGATATCAAAAAGATTGCCCAGGCGTCCGCCAGGTAGCACCCCACAGATGTTGATCGCGAGCCTGGAGGAAAAGTAGTCGCAGGGCAGTGCTAGTTCAGACCCGCGAATGTTAACGGGGACATGACGGCCAAAGTTCTGGGTTAGGGCCGGGTTGACCTTTGCCATGGCGACGCGCAGGCGCATCCAGTAGCTAGTTCGATCGTGCCCGCTCAGCGCCCCATCCTCGGCATGAATATCGCTCAAGCTGGATGTGAGGCTTATTCCTTGAAGGATCACGTCCTCCAAGCTTTCGCCAAGTCCTTCACGCTTGCTGCTGAGAGACACCCCATGGATACCGCTTGAAAACGTTCCTTTAAGGCCGGTAGTTGCGAAAGCAAGCGCCTTTTGAAGGGCCAGACTCATCATGGCCTTCATTCCTGCCGCCGACTCTCCATAAAGGCATTCCAGCGCCTTGTCTGAAATCGCGAGCTGTCCACCGACCTCTACGCCATCAGTGGCTACGACGCCGATAGTCAGACGCTCCCCCGACTGGACAATGGGCTCCATGTAAACGGCTGCCCAGTCCGCATGGAAGGCGGGGAAGTCTGGAAATCCAGAAAAGTCAGTATTTTGCTCTGTCATCGCGCCAACCCAAGGGTGCCTTGCCGTAAGTCCATGCCGCCTCCTATGAGGCCTGGCAGATGATGCACCCGTGCCTGCAGAAAGGCTACAACGTCTCGAACATGCTGCTCCGATACTTGACAAGGGCCAGGCAGGGCGGCATTTGCATGAGATAGAAAATTGCAGTCATTTAGAGGAAGAGATTCATCATTGACCATTTGCGCGCTTCTGCGTTTCTCAAATTCACTCACATCTTCGATAAGCCGGGATAGGAGGTGATTGCAGATACTTCTGTCAGGGGATTTCAGCGGCTCACCTAAAGCTTCCTCGTGATCAATAAGCCAAAGCTTTCCGTCAGAACCTAGAAGCACATTCCGCAGGTTGCGGTCCGCATTGGCGATTATTTCATCGAATACAACTGACACCCGTTTTTTCGACCATGAGTTAATCGCGTCTGAAACCTCTTCCAGTCTCACCATTCTTGCGATCGGCTTGGCTCCTGTATCGACACTTGCCAGACAGATAACCCGAGGGCTGGTGACGCCGACCTGAGATCCTCGAGCGATTACCACTGACGTGTATGGCACCGGCAGGCCCAGGTATTGCCCAATCAGCGCACTTAATACCTCGGAAAACATCTGCTTTGGCGGCAAGAGCTTTATGTAGGCATGGTACTGATGTCCTCCTGGAAATCTGACCAGTCCGTAGAACAGGGGGTGCTGACCCCTCAGCTCTTTGTCTTCAACAGCTGCTCCGTTGATGTACACGCCCAAAGCAGGATCAGTGATTGCGTTTCTTTTTAGCAGGCTCATTTTCTTCAGCGCTATCCGTAGGCCGCGACTTATTAAGACCGTGCTCAAGCATTTTGAGCATGTCATCAACGTTCTCATTGTTTTCCGTGCCGCTTGAAATCATGTCTGCCAACGGCCCAAGCTTCTCCGGCACAGAGGTAAAGCCCGACTCTGAAGAGTCGTTCTTGTGAATCAGGTGGACGGCCATCCGCCTGATGGCATCGATGTCGTCTTCTTTCAATTTCCCAGCGGCAATGGCCGTAGCTATAAGCCTCACCACTGCGGGCACACTAAAAGATGTGCCTGATGCATGTGAGCGGCCTTTGCTTACGTCTTGCATGACAGGTGTCGAGCCACCTAGGCCTGGCTTATCAAAAGCGTATTCATCAAGACCGAATTGCTTTTCGATGTCCCGCGCAAATGCCTCGCCGACGTTCTTTGCGCCTGACTTATCCGCCGGATAAAGACAGCGGGAAATGTAGTCGGCTTGCTTACCCATTCGTCGAGCGAATTCAGCTTTGCCGCCGTGCTTCCCGAGACCGTATTCGCGGTCGATAAGAAGCTGAAGATTGGCCTTGCGAATCATTTTTATGTCCATGGCGCGAATATGCTTTCCCGTTACTCATAGGTAAATGGCCTATGGGTATTGCTTTGTGCTTACCTATGGGTAAGAATTGGCGCATCACTTAGGAGATTCCGTGATGCGAACCAAACACACACAGTTATTGGAGTGGCTCAAGACAGCCTCAGACGAGGTTGTAGAAAGAACCGGGACCACTCGCGGCTACCTGAAACAGATTGCCTATGGCAATAAGCAAGCGTCCGCCAGCGTGGCCTCGTCTCTTGAGCGGGAAACTATGGGTCTTCTGACCCGGCAGTCCCTGCGCCCAAATGACTGGACCGTGATTTGGCCTGAACTCGCGTCGGCGGCCTAACCATGTCGACGAGCCAATTAAGCCAAGAACAGGTTGTAAGGTCCCGCAAGAATTACCACTTCATCGTGCAGAAGCTTGCATCGGTGGGGAATGCGCCGGTTGCGGTTGCAGTGGGTTGCGACGAGGCCACTATCAGCCGCATGAAGCCTGAAAAGTTTGAGCAGTTCGCTCAAATCCTGGCTGTGCTCGACCTGAAGATTGTCCCGGCGGAAATGCGCTGCTTCAACGAGCGTGATATCGAGATGTTGATCCACGCATCGAAACGCTGGATGGAGCACATCCACGGCGTTGATCAGTTGCAGGAGGAGTGATGCTGACACTTCCTGCCGAGGAGCTTGAGCTTAGCAAGGAGTACCACCAGGCGGTGGCGATGCTTCATGCCCAGTCAATTCGCAGCATTTACTCAAAAGACAGAAAACAAAAAGCCCGCAGTGAGTGTTTGGCTCATCTGCGGGCTTCGTTGTGTCCGACGGCGCCAACCGTTGAACAAATCTTACTTACTGAACGATTCGGAGTTTAACCATGAATTACGGATTTATCTACTGCCTGGCTAACGAGTATATGCCCGGGGTTTACAAAATCGGCATGACTGATCGGGCCCCTAGCGTTCGGTGCGCTGAGCTATCGAATGCGACAAGCGCTCCTGTTCCATTTGACCTGCTGTGCTTTGGTGAGGTCAACAATGCTCTTTCGGTAGAAAGGGAAATACATGACGTGCTGTCGAGCGGGCGCGTCAGTCAAAGCCGGGAATTCTTTCAGGTCGACTACCGAGAGATCAAAGAACTATTCCTTAGCTACACAGACCACTTTTGCGAAACAGCACGGGGGCATGAATGCTCGCACGCGCTGGAGCTTATGCAGTCCTTCTACATCGCTGAGACGGCTGAGAAAAAGGTGGAGGCGGTCATGCAGGCAGCACAATTCGCCGGTATTCGCCTGTGGCGCGAAGAGGGCCGCATACGCACATCTAGAAATTTCCATCTTCACGGTTGGGTTGCGTCTGCAATCAGCGGGTTGCGCGACCACATCCTGCCGATCCTACCGCCGAAAATGCCGGTCTCCAATCTGATGGCCGTTGTTCGCTCGCTGGAGACATCCGAATGAGCAATGTCGCCGTTCTCCGAGGACAAAACACCATGCCGCTTCAAGCATTGCTTGATCGGCCAGTGGCCTATCACAGTTCCTTTGTAAAGCTCGGGGCAGGTGCTACAGGCGCCCTCATGCTCTCTCAGGCGGTTTACTGGTCAAGCCGGACCAATGACCAGGATGGTTGGTTCTACAAGTCACAAACAGAGTGGGAGGAGGAAACAGGGCTCACTCGTTATGAGCAGGAAGGAGCACGCAAAAAGCTGGCGAAGTTGGGTTTCCTCGAGGAGAAGAAAAAGGGTCTTCCGTGCAAGCTCTACTACCGCGTAGCCCTTGATTTCCTTGTAGCAACCTTGGATGGGGAAAAACCACAAACAAGTATGGGGAAAACCAGCAAACAAGCCTGTGGAGAACTAGCAAGCAAGTCCGTGGAAAACCCACAGGCTATTACAGAGATTACAACAGAGAGTACTTCAGACTCTTCTCAGGCGCGCGTCGTAGCTGACATCTTCGAGGGATCTGAGTATCGCCCGATGACCATGGGCTGGATGCCAGATCCGAAAACTCTCAAGGCTTATGCGTTTGCACAGGGTGTCGCGCAGTCCGCGTTCACACCTGACCTGATTGCTAGCTTTTCCTGTCACCACTCTGCGCACCCTGAGGTTTGCGACACCGCCGCTGGATGGACCAATAAGCTGGTCGGCTGGGCGAAACGCGAGCGTGTTCGTGGCGAATCGGCACCGGCAGCCAGCGCTGTGCCAGCTCAAGCCGTGGTCGATCTGTACCACCAGCACTGCTCGTCAATGGCGATTGTCACCGTGCTGGACACCAAGCTTCGCGGTCTGATCGCGGAGCGCTGGGCTGAGCACCAGGTTCATCAGGACTTGTCGTTCTGGGCCGACTTCTTCGTCGAAGCATCCAAAATCGATCTGGTTTTCTACCGCGGCCAAAAGCGCCAGCCGTTCCTTGAGGCGCTTGTGAGCCGCGATGTGTTCCGTGACGTGATGGAGGGCCGCGCCAATGCGTGATCCCTACAACACCGAGGCTGAGCACGGCCTGCTGGGCGCCATGATGCAGCGCCCTGAACTGATCGACACTCTGAGCGACGACCTGTCAGCTGAGGCGTTCTACTTCCCGGAGAACGCTGAGGTTTACCGCGCGATCATGGCGCTGCGCTCAATGGGGCGCTCAGTCGACTACGTAACAGTCGCCGATCACATTGTGACGCTGCCAAATGGCGACAGCGCTTTAGCTCATTGCGTCGACATCATCCGCGGCACGCCAAGCGTAGCGAGCGCCGGCACCTACGCCACAATAGTTCGTGAACGCGCCATCGACCGCGCCTTGTACGACCTCGGCAGCCAGGCCATGGACATTGCCCAAAGTGATCAAGACACCCAATCGAAGATTAGCGCGATCCAGTCCGCAGCTATGGCAATCGACAGCGGTTCCGACGCTGACGAGGTGGTTAAGGCATCCGACGTTCTGGTTGATCAGGTTGAAGTTTGGCAAGAGCGTCATGATCGCCACCTGAGCGGCCAAACGCTGATGGGCCTTTCTACCGGCCTTGATGACTTAGACGACAAGCTTGGCGGTCTTCTGCCTGAACAACTGATCATCGTCGCCGGGCGTCCTGCCATGGGCAAGACCACCCTTGCCATGGGTTTCGCGTCTCACAACGCCATCCATGCGAACAAGTCCTGCTTAGTGATCAGCCTGGAGATGAGCAAAGGCCAACTGCTTGATCGGGTTATTGCGTCCGAGGGGAAGATCCCGCTCAGCCTGATTAAGAATGGCACTGCTTGCCAGTCCCATGGCCCCCAACAGACTGCGGCAGCCGGTGCAGTCCGCCGCGCGAACCTGTTCTTTGCAGACAAGCCAGGTGCCACGGTTGGCCGCATCCGCTCGTTGGCCCGCCGCCACAAGATGCGCTACGGGCTCGACTTCCTAATGATCGATTACCTGCAACTCATGGACGGAGAAGGCGGTAACCGCACCGAGCAGATCAGCAGCATCAGCCGGGGCTGCAAGTTACTGGCGCGCGAACTGCAAATTCCAGTCGTTCTACTCAGCCAGCTATCCCGCAAGTGCGAAGAGCGCCCGAACAAGCGCCCAATCCCCTCAGATTTGAGGGAGTCAGGGGCCATTGAGCAAGACGCCGACGTGATCCTCTTTGTCTACCGCGATGAGGTTTACAACGAGCAGACAGATCAGAAGGGTATCGCCGAAATCATCGTTGGCAAGGGCCGTGACGTTGAGACAGGGACTGTCAGATCCGCATTCCTTGGGCAGTACAACCGATTCGAGAACCTTGCCGCTGGGTGGAAGCCTGAGCCCTCCGAGCAGCCATCGAAAGTGACACCTCTGTCCAGCCGTTATGCCAACAAGGAGCGCTTCTGATGGCTGATCCAGTGAAAAAACTCACCCCTGCATCGGAAGACCTTGTGCGCCTACGCGATGAGATCGCCATGCATGCCCTCAACGCAATGGTTATCAAGGGTGGCTGGGGCTGGACCAACGATGACGGCTCACGCCATGAGTACAAGAACATGCGCGAGTACTCCGATGCTGCCTATCAATTCGCCGACCACATGCTGGCCGCAAGGGAGCGCAAGTGATGACCAACCGCACCCAATTCGAAACCCGCTACCCGGTACCCGAAGGCGTCACCTGGAACGAGAGCCTTGGCATGTATGAGGTGACGGACATCTGGAAGCTGGAAAAGCCCATCACGATCGGTCGTTACAACTGGCTATGGGAAGGCTGGCAGGCCTCGCGCGACTCGCTGGTGATTGATCTTGGCGATATGGAGTGGCTGCACCACGACGAAGTGCGCGACACCCTTGAGCAATCTGGACTGAAGGTGCGGCCATGAGCAGATATGAAGAAATCCCTGAGTTGCGCCTTGATTACAACCAGGAGTGGAGTGACCTGACATCGGATGCGGTGGACGCCTACTTCGAGGTTTCTAAATTTGCCATCCATGAAGTAGCTCGTTCAGAGCGTTGGAAGGCAATAGCAGTCCTTGGCTGGAGCATGGCTATGGCCGTTTGGCTTCCTCTGCTCTGGAGCATCTTCGCAGGGGGCCAATCATGACCAACACCCGCTGGATCGTCCTGACCATCATCATCGTGGTAGCCGGTTATGGCTTTCACCACAAAGTTCAGCGGGTCACTGCGCCTTCGAATCTGCAGGAGGTGTTTCGATGAGCATTGAGAAAATGCGGGAAGAGTTTGAAGCGGCGTTTGTTGAGGAAATGGTCTTGCGATGTGGTGAGGGCTTCAGATCGTCGGTGAGGATGTTCTTTGCTGAGAAAGAGCCTGATGGCACGTATTCGAACCCTATTGCCCACGCCGGATGGTGGGCATGGCAAGCCTCCCGTGAAGCCCTGTTGGAAAAGCAAGCCCAGGAACAAGAAGAGTTCCTTGCCCACCTTGCCGACTTTGAGCAGGAGGACACTTTCCATGGCTGACATTCAGAAGCTGAAAGCGCTTGCTGAGGCAGCCTGCCCGCGTGACGACTGGTATGAGCAAGGGGATCTGCGTTACGTAGACGACAAGACTGGGGAAACTCACGGATTCCACCACCACGATGCTGCGTTCGTAGAGGCTGCAAGCCCTGCCGCAGTGCTGGAGCTGATCGCGGAGATTGAGAGCCTGCGTGCGGCAAAAAATACCGTCGAGTGTCGCTTTGAAGTCAGCGAAGACACGCTCAAGACCATCCGTGGGTGCCTCGCGTCTGCTGAATCCGATATCGACAAGCTCAAGGCCGAGAACACGGACCTACACGCCACCCTTCACGCTGCTAAGGGGGAGATTGAAAGACTCAAGGGTGAGAGCGAGGCGCTGCGCAAGGATGCGGATCGCTTTCAATACTGGCGCCGCTGCTGGGCATGTGAAGAGGGCGCGAGTATTCCGGACAGCGTTGAAGCGCAAATGGACGCAGATTGGGACTTGGAGCTTGACGGGGCTTTCGACGCCGCCATGAGCAAGGAGGCCGGCCATGACTGACAAGATCAGCATCAACTGCCAATCCAAGCTCACCGAGGCCATCACTCGCATGACAGCGATGTACCGCGACAAGAAGTTCGTCGTGGTCTCGCTGCGTCCGGGCAAGGACCGCTCGCTGGATCAGAACGCTCTGTGGTTTGCGTTCTATAAGCGCATCGCTGAGATGTCGCAGATCGGTGACGCCAGTGATGCCCGCAAGTACTGCAAGCTTCACCACGGCGTGCAGATCCTGATCAACGAGGACGAGGATTACCGTGCGGCTTGGCACCGGACCACCAAGCATCTGAACTACGAGGAAAAGCTCGGCCTGATGGGCGACTGCAAGCTGCTCGGGCCGGACGGCTTCCCCGTGACCAGCCTGTTCAATCGAGCCCAGGGCATCGCCTACACCGACCGCATCCTCGCGGATTTCGGTGGCAAGGGCGTGTATTTCGGCGACCTGCTCGGCGAGGTTGCGGCATGAACCATCAATTCAAGCCGGGTGATTTGGCGCTGACGTTGGTTGATTTAGCGGGGCATGTACCTGCTGGGTCGTGCGTTGAGGTCTACAGGATATTGCTGGCTGGCGATTGTTTTGAGATGGCCGATGGACCACGCAGAACACTCAGAGATGGTGTCGTCGTCGTGTGGATGGACCACAAATACGTCTATCACCCGTCACAGTTAATGCCCCTGCGCGGCGACTTCGTCCCTGAGCAAGCCAAGTCCCACGAGGTGCCAGCATGAGCCGCCGCGATTGGTACGACCGACGCATTGACAAGCGTGTCGCCCTGCAGATTGCAGAAGAGCAGGGAATTGTCGCGGACAGTACTTCGTATCGAGCCGACCTGGTCGGGCGGATTGCCTCCGGCGCAATCACATTGAGGGAGGGGCAGGAAGAGCTGCGCAAGGTGATTCGCGACGCCAAGAAGAATGGCAAGAAGACCCGCTCGCAGATATGGAGGTCGGCATGAAGATCATTAAGGCTCTTATCAGCGTCGCCGCGACGATGCTCGAGCACAGCTACCACTCCAACCCATGCGCGGTTCAGCATCATGTCTAGGCCATCAACTTTCAAATGCTCTCTAAGCGCAGAGATAATCCGAGACGTGCTTGATTATTGCCCTGAAACTGGTGTTTTTACCTGGAAAAACCCGACGTTCAGGACTGCCCGCCCAGGCGCGCCGGCTGGGCGGGCGAACAGGTCCGGTTACCTAATAATCAATATCAAAGGCTCTGCTTACATGGCTCATCGGCTCGCATGGATTCACGTTCATGGATCCTGGCCGGAGCTTGAAATTGACCACATCAACGGAAGCAAGTCTGACAACCGCATCGAAAACCTCAGGCAGGTGACAACTCAAGAAAACGCCGAAAACCGGCGGCGCGCGCAAGTTACTAATCGATCAGGCTATCTAGGAGTTTCATGGAGGGAAAAAGAAAAGGGTTGGAAAGCGCAAATATCAACCAAAGGGAAAACTAAATGGCTCGGAGTATTTGAAACTCCAGAGCAGGCGCATCAGGCATACGTCGAGGCGAAGCGAAGAATCCATAGTGGAGGAACGCTATGAGCAGCCGATCGACGATGCCAAAGTCGCCGCCGGCGCGCCGGAAGAAGCGTTGCGTGAATGCCGCGTGCAACACCCAGTTCATTCCCCAGCGCCTGGGCCAGAAAGTGTGTAGCCCATCCTGCGCACTGGCCGAAGCCAAGAACCCAGCGAATCAGGAGAAAGCCCGCAAGGCGCTGGCAGCGTTGGACCGTCAGGACATCAAGGTTCGCAAGGAAAAGCTGAAGACTCGCGCCGATCATATGAAGGACGCAGAGAAGGCAGTCCGCGACTACAGGCGCAACTACGAGCTGAGCATCGGGAGCGGTTGCATCAGTTGCGGCGAGTCGCAGCAGGCAATCATCGCGGCTCAGGGCTGGAAGACTGGCGGCGCATTCGATGCGGGGCATTTCCTTGGCAAGGGTGCTCGCCCGGAGTTGCGCCTGGTTCCGGAAAATATCTGGCTGCAGTGCAAGGCCTGTAACTCCGGCTCATACATGCACGCCCGCAAGGGATACACGGTTTCTGTGGGTTTCAGGATTGGACTGATCGCACGCATCGGGCTGGAAGCAGTCGAGGCGCTGGAAGCTGACCACGAGCCGCGCAAGTACACGATTGAAGATTTGAAGGCCATCAAGGCCGAGTACCGGGCAAAGACCAAAGAGCTGAAGGGGAGAGCGGCGTGATGATCAACTTGAATTCGGCAAGACTCGCATGGCACGACGCTCTGTACACGCCATGGGATAGCCAGGGCGCGCACATCGAGCAGATCGGCTTGCTCGGCTGCTCGGTGCAGAAGACCGAGAAGTCCGTGAACAGCCGCCATGCTATGCACCAATCGATATCGGCGCGCATCCAGCACGCCATCGCCACGCTGCCTGCTCATCTGCAGGCGTTCGGCAACTTCATGTACAGCCCGATTGCTACGGTCGACGACAAGGAAGAGGCGGACGACGCGGTGTTCATGGCTGCGTATCACGCCGGGCCAAAAATGTACGCCAAGAAATTCGAGAAGGCTCGACTGGTTGCCCAGGGCGTGCTGCACCGCTATCGCCGGATGCACCAGGGCGGCCAGAGTGAAGGGGTTGATCCGTGCCCATCGCCGGAGGCGTTCCGCTCATGGCTGCTGAGCGTGCTCGGTTTGGAGCTATCGTCCGAGCAGTGGACCCGAGAATGGGAGGGCTTCATTCAGGCCTGTTTCAACGCTTGCAACGACCTCGACAAAGCAGCGCTCGTGCCTGTCTCTTTGGCGATAAAAGAGATGAAAATTGCTGCTTGACGACAAATGTCCGGCTCAGGCATTATCCGCTCCATCGTGACAATTTCGCCTCTGGCGAATTTCACCAGAGGCCTCGCCAAGTGCGGGGCTTTTTTGTGGGTTAGCGAAAACCAAACCTCCGAGGATTGCTGAATGATGATGAAGCGACTGACCGTATATCTGGGGCTCGCGCTCGCCGCCTGCCTGTCCTGTTTCTCTGTGACTGCGCTGGCCGATCCAGTGACTTCGGCGTATCACGCCGTCCGCTACATGGGCGAGCCACAGGGCGTAGCGATCAAGCGCCTGGAACTGACACTGGTCGCGTGGCGAACGGGTAGTCAAACCACCGACGAAGCTCTGAAGTCCAATCTGCGCGCTTCCAGCAACCACTTTGAAATGGTCTCGGCCAAGCCCAAGCCTGAAAGCTTCGCGCTGCAGATCTGCTGAATACGCCTGAAGTAAGGCAAGAAAAAGCCCGGACGCCATGCCGGGCTTTTTTTGTACCTCCGAGGAAAGCCGCTACGCAGTGGATGCTTTCCCGGATGTATCTGTTTCCCTAATCCCTCGGAACCTCTGATTGCCATGTTCGGCGAGGGCCTTATTAGTCCCTGAATCCATCGTGCTGCTCCTCCAGCGCTCCTTTGCCCGTCTCCTTGCGGGCGTTTTTATTCCGGAAAGCCCATGACAGACGTATCCCGTATCGCTGACAGCACGGTGTTTAAAATCGTCGTGCCTGTCCTCCAGACGATCCTGTCTGCTGCTGCGATTGGCGCGTTCGTGTATGTCGTGGGCTCGCTGTCCACGCTTCAGGCCTCGCTGAACGCATACCAGACCAGCCAGGCGCTGCTGACTCAACGAGTCGACTCCCTCGAGCGCTCGCGCGATGCCGGTGACAAGTTCATCGACACCCTGCGCAGCTCAGACCAACGTCAGGACTTCCGCTTGGACTCGCTCACCGAAATGGTCAAGTCGTTCGGACGGCCAAAGTGAGGTGCGCACTGGTTGTGGTGCTGTTGCTTGCCGGCTGCGCGCCGAGAGAAGTGATCCAGCCAGGACGCCCGGTGTCGCACACGACAATCAACCGTTACACCTCGGCGCCAAGCGATTGCCCCAAGCCAACGACCAAAGACACGGAATTGCGCCGCGTGACGGCCAGCCGTGACGAATGGAAGCGATACGCCGAAAGCCTCGAAAAACTCATTCCCTCGGACGCAGAACATGGCCCTCATCCCTGAATGGCGGAAAGCCTGGCGAATGACCAGTGTGCAGCTCGCCGCATTGATTGCTGCGGTCAACGCTGCCGCCCTTGGGTGGTCGGGATTTCAAGGGGTAGCGAGCCCGGTGGTGTTCGCATCGGTGAACTTGGCGCTCAGTGTTGCGCTTGCCGTAGCGAGGGTGGTGCAGCAGTCAAAGCTGCATGATCCTCCGACCGACCAGTAGCGCGCCACAAAATCAGGTGCGTCCGTTTCGTGGCGCGGAGTAAACCATGAGCAAACTCAATGTCGTCACCTTCGAGCGTGAGGGCTGGCGTGATGCGGTTCGAACGCTACGGAAGATTGCCGATGACCTTGAAGCCGGGGTTCACCCGGAATGCACCGTAGGCGCGCTGACCCTCATAGGGCCTAAAGGACAAGTGACTGTGTTCGGCCTCGGTCCAAAGTGCGACGACCTGCAATGCCTAGGTGCGATGCGCTTAGGTGAGCAGAAGGTGATTGATGTGCTGCTCGATACTGACGACTGAGGATTTCCTGTGGACAGGCCGACACCTCCAGCAGCACTGCTTGAGCTGTCAGAACTCTCCATGCTCGGCATCCGCCTAACTCCTGCCCCGGATGTGTGGGACTGGATCACTGAGCAGATCCTCACTGATACCGGAAGCATCCATAACCCAGACCATGCCCATCTGATCGATGCGCCTATTCGCATCTTGTGGGCATCCTCTGCATTCGATAAACAAGGTCGCACGGTGTTGGGTCAAGCCGAACAAGTCGCCTTCCGTGCAGGGGGTTGGCAGAAGGCCCGACAGGAGCAACAGATGGTTGACTGGTTCGGTGAAGTGCCGGACTTCCTCATCACTCTGGCTGCCGACTACTGCGCCCAATGCACTGACGCTGAGTTCTGCGCACTGGTGGAGCATGAGCTCTATCACATCGCACAGAAGCTCGATCAGTACGGGGCGCCCAAGTTCAAACAGGACGGTTCGCCCAGCCTGATCATGCGTGGCCACGACGTCGAAGAGTTCGTAGGTGTGGTCCGTCGCTATGGGGCGAGCGCTGAGGTTCAGGCCATGGTCGACGCTGCAAACAAACCCGCCGAGGTGGGGAAATTGAACATTTCGAGGGCCTGCGGAACCTGTCTACTCAAGTCTGCCTGACCCATGACAGATCTAAGACGGAATCCAGCCTATGGCAACCCTGAGCAATGAGGTGAAGGCCTTTATCGTTCAGGCGCTGGCCTGTTTCGATACTCCCTCACAGGTGTCGGCAGCCGTCCGAGAGGAATTCGGCATAGAGGTGACGCGGCAGAAGTGCGAAGCCCATGACCCGACAAAGCGAGCCGGTAGAGACCTGGCCAAGCGCTGGGTGACGCTGTTCGAGGACACCCGTAAAAGATTTCGGGAAGAAACCGCCGATATCCCGATTGCCAATCGCGCCTACCGCCTGCGCGCGCTGGGCAGAATGGTCGAGAAGGTGGAGGGCATGCGTAACTATGGGCTGGCCATGCAATTGCTGGAGCAGGCGGCGAAGGAGGCGGGTGACATGTACGTCAACCGCCATCGCCGTGACGAGCCTGAGGATGAGCCGGCTGTGCCAACCCGCATCCAGGTAGATGTCGTGGATGCGAGGAAGCAGAATGCCGAGCCTTAACGTCCCGCAAGCGCGCTTTCTCAGGATGGAGAACAAATTTCGGGCCTTCGTGGCAGGGTTTGGATCAGGTAAGACCTGGGTCGGGTGCTCGGCGCTCAGTAAGCATTTCATGGAGTGGCCGGCAGTCAATGCAGGGTACTTCGCGCCAACCTACCCGCAGATCCGAGACATCTTTTATCCGACGATGGATGAGGTGGCCTACGACTGGGGCCTGAAGACGAAGATTAATCAGGCGAACCATGAGGTTCACATCTACAGCGGTCGCCAGTACCGCGGTACGGTGATCTGCCGGTCGATGGAGAAGCCCCAAACCATTGTGGGCTTCAAGATCGGCCATGCCCTGGTCGACGAATTGGACGTGCTGACAGCCATCAAGGCTCAGCAGGCATGGCGCAAGATTATTGCTCGGATGCGTTACAACGTTTCGGGCCTGAAAAACGGTGTGGATGTCACAACCACGCCCGAAGGCTTCAAATTCGTATACCAGCAGTTCGTCAAGCAGCTACGCGAGAAGCCTTCGCTGGCAGACATGTACGGCTTGGTTCAGGCGAGCACGTTCGACAACGAGCTGAACCTGCCTGCCGACTACATCCCTTCGCTGATGGAGTCTTACCCCGAGCAATTGATCCAGGCGTATCTGGACGGTCAGTTCGTCAACCTGACGTCCGGCTCGATCTATCACGCCTACGACCGCAAGCTGAACCAGTGTTTCGACACCGTCCAGGCTGGCGAGCCGTTGTTCGTCGGGATGGACTTCAACGTCGGCAAGATGTCAGCCATCACGCATGTGAAGCGCGACGGGTTGCCCCGGGCGGTTGATGAGTTGATGGACGGCTACGACACGCCAGACATGATCAAGCGCATCAAGGAGCGGTATTGGCGGTACGACGGCAACCAGTTCCAGAAAACCTGCGAAATTAGGGTTTATCCGGATGCCTCGGGCGATTCGCGCAAGTCGGTGAACGCCAGCACCACGGATATCGCGCTGATGAAGCAGGCCGGGCTCACAGTTATCGCGCCAGCGGCAAACCCGCCCGTAAAGGATCGGATCAACGCCATGAATGCCATGTTTCGCAACGCGGTCGGCGAGCGCCGGTACTTGGTCAATCCGTTCACCTGCCCGACATACGCCGACTGCCTTGAGCAGCAGGTGTGGGCGGCCAATGGTGAGCCTGACAAGAGCCAGGGTAATGACCACCCGAACGATGCTGGCGGCTACTTCATCCACAAAGAATTTCCGATCGTGAAACGCACCGCCTCCACTGAATCCCTGAGTATTTGACATGAGTGATGACCCAAGCAAAACGCTACCGGCAGTTGATGCTATGCGTGAAAACTGGGCCGTTGTCGACGCGTTGATGGGTGGAACCCGGGCGATGCGCAAGGCTGGCGCCAAGCTGCTGCCCAAATTCCCGAAGGAAGACGACGAAACCTACAACCGGCGGATTTCAAGCTCGACGCTTCTGCCTGCATACAGCGAGACGGTGCAGAACATGACCGGCCGCGTCTTCGCCGAGCCGATCACGCTGGGCGACGATGTACCCAAGCCGATAGTCGAGCACGCCGAGAACTTCGACCGGCAGGGAAACAACCTGCAGGTCTGGGCGCAGACATTCTTTTCCTGCGGCCTGTCTCACGGGCTCGTGCATGCCCTGGTCGAGTATCCGAAAACGACCGATGAAGAGGGCAATCCTCGCATCAAGACGAAAGCAGACGAGAAGTCTGCAGGCGTTCGCCCGTACGTGGTGATGATCTACCCCGATCAGGTGCTTGGTTGGCGATCGGATGCATCCACTGGCGCCCATGTCCTGACCCAGTTCCGGTATATGGAGATGGTCGAGGAGAACGACGGTGCCTTCGCGGTTAAGACCATTCCCCAGGTCCGCGTGTTGGAGCCTGGCAGATGGTCAACCTACCGCGAAGTCGAGACGCAGGATCGGCGCAAGGAATGGCAGCTGCACGACGAAGGCACGAACACGCTGACGCAGATCCCGCTGACCACCTTCTACACAAAACGCACCGGTTTCATGACGGCGACACCGCCACTCATGGAACTTGGGCATCTGAACGTCAAGCATTGGCAGTCGCAGAGCGATCAGGACAACATCCTGCATGTCGCCCGCGTACCCATGCTGGCCGTGATCGGTATTGAGGACGACACCTGGAACCTCGTTGTCGGCACGAGCAATGCCACAAAGTTGCCGAAAGACGGTGATATGAAGTGGGTGGAGCACACCGGCGCAGCCATTCAGGCTGGACGGGATTCGCTTCACGACCTGGTCGACGATATGCGCTTGGCTGGTGCCAAGCTGATCCAGAAGGAAAACACCGGGGTCAAAACGGCCACCCAGGCCGAGGACGAAGCCGCCGAAGAGCTGAGCCCACTGCAAACCATGGCCGGCCAGTTCGAAGACGCGCTCGATCAGGTCTTGCAGTACTTCGCGCTGTGGACCTCTGAAAAAGAAGGTGGGCACGTCAAGGTCAACGGCAACTTCGATGTCGACTTTGCACCTGAAATCACGATTCCGATGCTCGTCAACATGGCCACGAACGGACAAATCTCGGATGAGACGCTATTCGGCGAGGTTCAGCGGCGCGGAATGCTGAAGGACGATCTGACCTGGAAGGATGAGCTTGTGAAGCTGAAGGCTCAGCCGCTCAAGCCGACACAGGTCAAGCAGATCCCGATCCACGAATGACCCGAAACACTGATCACCAGCCCTGGCACTTGCCGGGGCTTTTTTATGGGTGCGATTCCTGATGGATAGCGCCGCGCTGGGCCGGATGGCTCAACAAATGGGCGGATGCCCGGAGAAGCATCAATGAAACTGAAACTGGACGACCAAGGTAACGCTGTACTGCAGGACGGAAAGCCGGTGTACGTGTACGACGATGGCAAGGAGGTCGCTTTCGACGCTCCGGGCACTGTCGCCACCATCACCCGGCTGAACGGTGAAGCCAAGAGCCATCGTGAAGGCAAAGAAGCGGCTGAAAGGGCCCTGAAAGCTTTCGACGGCATCGAGGACGGCGCAGCGGCCAAGAAAGCGCTGGAGATCGTCTCCAATCTTGATCAGAAAAAGCTGGTGGATGCCGGCGAGATCGACCGTGTGAAGTCTGAGATCAGCAAGGCCTTCCAAGGTCAGCTGGACGAAGCCAACACCAAGGCCGCAACGTTCGAAAAACAGCTCTACGACGAAAAGATCGGCGGCTCGTTTGCCCGCTCGAAGCTGATCGCCGAAAAGCTGGCCATCCCCGCAGACATGGTTCAGTCCCATTTCGGCCAGCAATTCAAAATCGAAGATGGCAAGGCGGTCGCCTATGACCGGCACGGCCAGAAAATCTACAGCCGCACTCGCCCAGGCGAGGTTGCTGACTTCGACGAAGCGCTGGAAACCCTTGTTGAGCAATACCCGCACCGCGATCACATCTTGAAGGGCAACGGCGCCAATGGCGGCGGGGCTCCTAACGGCGGTGGTAATGGCGGCAATGGCAAAAAGACCCTCTCTCGCGCCCAATTCGATGCGCTCGACCCTGCTGGGAAGCACGCGCATGCGGTATCGGGCGGTGAAGTTACCGACTGACCTTTTAGGAGTCATCCATGAGCAACACTCTCACCGGCCTTACCACCACGATCTACAACGCTTTGGACGTGGTGTCCCGTGAACTGGTCGGTTTCATTCCGGCCGTATCTTCCGACATGACCTTCGCGCGTGCTGCCGTCGGCCAGACCGTCACCTCGCCGGTCGCGCCCGCTGCAACCGCGACCGACATCACCCCGGCCGTCACGCCGCCGAACGATGGTGATCAGACCATCGGCTCCGTGTCGATGACCATCCAGAAAGCTCGCCGGGTACCGGTTCGCTGGAACGGTGAGGAAAAACGCGGCCTGGACAACAACGGCGCGTCGTACAACGTGATTCTGCGCGACCAACTGGCTCAGGGCATGCGTGCGCTGGTCAACGAAGTCGAGGCGGACATCGCGGCGCTGTGCGTCAAGACCTCGCGCGCCTACGGCACCGCGGGCACCACGCCGTTCGCCACCAACCTGGCCGACCCTGCGCAAATGCGCAAGATCCTCTCGGACAACGGCGCCCCGCTTAGCGACCTGCAGATGGTTATCGACACCTCGGCAGGCGCCAATATGCGCACATTGGCCCAACTGACCAAGGCGAACGAAGCTGCTGACACGAGTCTGTTGCGCCGCGGTGTGCTGCTGGACGTGCACGGCTTCGCAATCCGCGAGTCGGCTCAGGTGAAAACCATAGTTGCCGGTACCGGCGCCGCTGCTACCACCAGCACTGCCGGTTTCGCAGTTGGCGCCACTTCCATCGGCCTGGCTTCCGCTGGCACCGGTACCGTGCTGGCTGGCGACATCATCAGCTTCGCGGGCGATACCAACAAATACGTGGTTGTGAGCGGCGACACTGACGTTTCCAACGGTGGCGCGATCGTTATCGCAGCGCCGGGCCTGCGTAAGGCAATCCCGGCCGCAGCTACCGCGATCACCGTGATCTCGGCGTCGACCCGCAACATGGCTTTCGCCCGCTCGGCCATCGCAGTCGCGACCCGCGCACCAGCACTGCCAGATGGCGGCGACAGCGCTTCCGACCGCATGATCATCACCGACCCAGTGAGCGGCCTGTCGTTCGAAGTGTCCCTCTACAAGCAATACCGCCAGATCCAGTACGAAATCGCGCTGGCCTGGGGTACAGCGATGGTCAAACCAGAGCACAGCGCTGTTCTGCTGGGCTGATGAAAACGCCCGGGGCTTCGGCTTCGGGCCAATGATTGGAGAAGCACATGAGCGACAAGACATTGAAGGTCGAGCCGTGGGGCAAGGATCAAGGCGATTTCGTCGTGATCGATGCAGCGAGCTTCGACGAGAGCATTCACACGCTCTATGGCGAAGGCAAGGCCAGGGATTCGGGCCTGTCCGTAAAGGACGCGAAGGCGCGCCTCGATGCGATGGGTGTCGAGTACAAGGGCAACGCCTCCAAGGGTGATCTGCAAGCCTTGGTTGAGGAATCCGAAGCCAAGGTGTCAGCCGCGAAAGCCGAACTGACTGAAAAAGGCATTGCGTTCGAAGATGACGCCAAGCTGGCTGAGCTCCAAGCATTGATCCCAGCCTGATAACACGGATATCCGTAGAACGAGGACGGGCGATGCTTACTGACGAACAAAAGGCGGATGCGCGTCGTTACTGCGGCTATCCAATGCAGGGCGACATCACCCTGGATGACCGGCGCGACACGGCTTGGGGCTGGGTCGCGCCGATGATCTGGCAGACACTGAACCATCGCCTCGACTCGCTGCGTCCGGAGGAAGAGACGCGAATGTCGGCCTTCCTGACCACGCTATCCGGGCTGGAAACTGATGTTCTGTCGTCGACCGAGAACCTCGATACCGCTCAAGCGGCCGTCTGGGTGCATAACAAGGATGAAGTGGCGGACCGCATGCGTCTCTATCGAATCTGGCGCCGTGAGTTGTGCGGTTTCATCGGCGTTCCGCCTGGTCCTTCACTCGGCGATGGCGGAATAAGCCTGTCGAGGGGGTGACATGGACGGCGCAAAACTTCAGTCCAAGATTTACATCGGCTACGGCAAAGCAGCGAAGCGGATCGGTTTCGATTATCAGCAGTTCCGTGCGACGAGCGCGAATGACCCGATGTCGACCTTGCCGCTGCAAACCCTGCCGGCGTCATTCACCACAAAGTTCACCTACAGCGCGCCGAACAAGTACGGCGAAGCCACCTGGCTTGGGCTGTTCGATGCGCGGCAATTCCAGCCTGGCGACTTTCTGGTAGGCAGGCAGGGGACTTTCTTCATCGCTGCCATGCAGGACACGCTTCCGATCTACTGCGTCCAGACCAACCGTATGGTGGACCTGATTCGAGTCAGCATGGACGCGGGGGTTGGCCTTGGAGGCTGGGCAGGAGATACACCCGCCACGGAAGGCACCATCATGCAGGGCTGGCCCGCGAGTATCGTGCAAGGCACGAAGGGCGAGACCAACGAAGCAAAGCTGCCGGGAGATGTGAAGACGCCCTGGTGGACGATTCTGTTGCCGGCATGGCCGGGCGTAATCCTGCGCACCAGCGACATCATCCGCTGCGACCTCGGCAGGAAATACGTGATTTCAAGCGCTGAACTGACCGACATGGGCTGGCGCATCACCGCAATGCAAGCGCAGGTGTGACGATGGCGAGCCTCTCTGATGTGCTAAAGCAGGTCGCCTCGCAGGTCGCCACGATCGTTTACCCAAATGGCACCGGTCAGCCGAGCGCTTTCGGGATTCCGGTCAGGATCTACCCTGGCTGGCCCGTTCCGAATGAGCTGGAAGCGGATCTGAAGGCCGGAAAAGCGCACATCAGCGTCTATCCGCACGGTAAGGACCGGAAGTCGACCCGATATCTTGGCCGGAACTGGGTGCCGCTCACTGATCCAGTCCAGACCGTCACGATGACCGTGGCTGGATCGGTGGTGACGCTGGCGGGTGCGGTGAGCAAGCAGAACCTGCTGATCAACTTGAACGGCACCAGCTACATCTACGCCATGCAGGTCGGTGACACGCTGACCGCGGCCGCCACGGCGCTGGCGAGCATGATCCCTGGCGCGAGTAACGCGGGCCCGGTGATAACGCTCACGGGCGCACACAGCGTCTTTGCCAGAGTAGGTGGGTTCGGTACGTCCTACATGGAGACCAAGCGTCAGGAGCAGCCGGTCCAGATCATCGTATGGGCGCACACCCCAGAGGCTCGTGACGCGGTCACCAGCGCGATTGATTCCGTGCTGTCTGACAGCAACAACATCGGCTTCAGCGACGGATCGAGTGGAATTATTCATTACTCCGGTTCGCTGATGACCGATCAGCTGCAAAAGGCCGATCTCTACCGGATGGACCTGTTCTACCTCATCGACTACGCCACCACGAAAACCCAACAGCAAGCCGAAGTCATCGCTCCGGTACTGCAGATCGACAACGCCCTGACCGGGCTTCCTGAAATCATTCGAAACCCTTGAGGCCCGATATGGACGACACCAAGCCGGCGAAGGCGAAAACCTCCCAGTTCAAACTGACCGTGAAGATTGCCTTCGCTGACTATCAGGTCGGTCAGATCATTGAAGACCCCGAAGAAGTCACCGCCGTGCTGGCGGGTGAGTGCGCCGGGAACGTCCTGAAAACCGCCGCCTAACAAGCGAAACCACACACAGAAAGCCGCCCATCGAGGCGGCTTTTTCATTAGGAGGAAGCCATGCCCATCTATCCGGCAGGCAGCTTGAACACGGCGGCGCTCACGGCACCTGATTTGTACATCCAGGTGGTACCGCCGAAGACCCGCTACATCAACGGTGTGCCCACCGACATTCTAGGCTTGGTGGGCATTGCAGACTGGGGGCCGGTCGGGAGTTCTGTGCTCATCGGATCACCTGGTGATGCGTCGCTTAAATTCGGCGTCCAGGCAGTACGCAAGTACGACCTGTGCACGGCGATTGCCGTGTCCATCCAGTTGGGCGCGTCGAACATTCGCGCGGTTCGGGTCACCGACGGCACCGACACCGCTGCGACGTCGTCGCTGAAGGACACTGCCGCGGCAACGGGCGTAACGCTGACGGCGTTCTACACGGGCATTCTGGGCAACTCGCTCAGCGCAACACTGTCCGCAGGTTCTGCCGCGAACACCTGGAAGCTGACCATTACGCTGCCTGGCGTATCGCCTGAAGTGTTCGACAACATCGCGGGCACTGCTGGCGCGCTGTGGGCGAACATTGTCAGTGCGGTGAACAACGGCCAGTCCGGCATTCGCGGCCCGTCTCAGCTTGTTATCGCCACGGTTGGCGCGAGCATTCTGGCCCCGGCGACCACTCAGACCGTCGCCTTCACAGCGGGCACTTCTGGCAACACCACAATCACCGATGCAGTCCTGATCGGCACGGATGGTGTGACCGGCGCTACTCGCAAAGGCATGTATGCGTTGCGCGGCAGCGGCGCCCAAGTGGCGAACCTCATCGATCTGACTGACAGCACTCAGTGGCCGACCATGCTGACCTACGGGCTGTCCGAAGGCTGCTACATGGTTTCGCAAGGTGCGGCAGGCGCTTCGTACGCAACTGTTTTCACCGCGCTGACCACTGCCGGCTGTGACAGCTACGCACTGAAGGTGCTCGTGGGAGACTGGGTCTACTGGCAGGACCAGGTGAACGGCCAGCAGCGCATGATCGCACCGGCCACCTTCTCAGCAGCCAAGCTGGCGGCGTTGTCGCCGAACCAGAGCACGCTGAACAAGCAGCTGAACAATGCGGTATCGACGCAACGCAACCTATCGCAGCAGCCGTACAGCATAGCGGAAATCGGCGCGATCAACACCTCTCGTCTGGACGTGATCACCAATCCTTGCCCGGGGGGCAGTTTCTTCGGCCATCGCTCCGGCTTGAACGTTTCCAGCAACGGATCGGTGAACGGCGACAACTACACCCGCATGACGAACTTCATCGCGCTGACCATTGCGGCGTCGTTCGGCGGCACGATTGGGCGCTTGCAGACCCCGGATGTGCGGCGAGAAACGAAATCGACCATGGAAAGCTTCCTGCAGACGCTGGTCCAGCAGGGAATGATCGGCGACGTCAACGGGGGGGCGGCGTTCTCGGTTCAGTTGGACGCAGCGAACAACCCGGATGCCCGCGTAGCCCTCGGCTACATGCAGGCTGACGTGCAGGTCAAATACCTGTCCGTCATTCGCTACTTCCTGGTCAACCTTGAAGCGGGTCAATCTGTCTCGATCGTCTCCTCTGCCACTCCACGCGCCGCATAAGCGCTCAAACCATCATCCAGCCCGGCCTAGTGCCGGGTTTTTTATTTGGAGAACGCCATGCCTGGTCAAGGTGGATACAACACGGGGAAGGATGTCGCGATCGACATCAACACCTCAACGGGGCCGATTCGGCTGCCGAAGATCATGAACTTCGACGCGAAGCCGAAAGTGACGAACCAGGAAATCACCCCGCTCAACGGATTGACCGACGAGCTGATGATTCCGAAGGGCTGGACGGGCACGTTTGAAGCAGAGCGCGTCGACTCCACCCTCGATGACTGGTGGGCACAGTTCGAAAGCGACTACTACAACGGCATCAACCAGAACCCTGCGACGATCACCGAGACGATTCAGGAGATCAGCGGCGGGCAAACCACCTGGCGCTACACGAACGTGATTCTCAAGCTGGAAGACGGCGGAAAGAAGGAAGGCGACAAGACGATTCGTCAGTCCATGTCCTTCACCGCGCGCCGCCGCATCAAGGTTTAACCGTGTTCGCACGGCACCCCGGCAGGGGGCGGAGCTCGTCACTCCGCGCGCCGTGCACCTTTGACGACTCACTGACGAGAGGATTCACCAAATGGCAAAAGTCACTATCAATGAAGGCGCGGCACCGGTCCATGTTGACCAGAAGCCACGTTTCGAAACCATTCAAGACTCCCGCGGGCGCTCCATTCAGCTGCGCAAGCTCGGCCCGCTCGAGCAGGGCCGGGTCGTGATGGCGGTCGGCGGTGAGACGGCGAGCAACCAGACGTTCATGCAGGGCTTTGCACTGCCGGCTGCCATGGTCGTCTACATCGACGATGTCGGTTATGGCCTGCCGCAGACCCTGGTGCAGATCGAGGCCGTGCTGAAAGAGCTCGGCGAAGAAGGCATGGAAGCCATGAACGCCCATTTCCTCGCCAAGTTCGAAGCCGCCAAGAAAGAAGCCGATGCCAAGTCACTGCAAGACGGCCTCACCGCCGAGCAGGCCGCCGCAAAAAACTAGCAACGAACTCCGAGTTCCGTCAGTCCTGTTGGCTGGTGAAAAACGGAGTTCCGTTCGAAAGTGTTTTTGAGTCTGGCCCTCTCGCCGACTACGAGCAGTTCGCCTTTTCCATTATGTTCTCTGAATTTGAAGGGGCAGGGGTCTGGAACTGGTCAACCATGCAGTTTGACAAGAAGGATGAGTGATTGTGGACTTCAACAGCCTCGGGTCGCTCGCCTTTCACCTTGCCGCGCGTGAAGTGGCGCTATTGGAAAGCCTTCATCACGGGCTGGAAGAGTGCGCCCGGCGCGTCGAGGCCACTGCCAAGGCGGAAATCGGACACTACCAAGCAGGTATTGGCCCGTTCGCTGCCTGGGCAGACCTCGCGGAATCGACAGAGGCGCACAAGGCGAAGATGGGCTATCCCGCCGACGCGCCACTTGAAGCAACTGGTGAGATGCGTGACAGCATCACGCACACGACCAGCACGCTCCAGGCAGTGATCGGTTCAACTGATCCGAAGATGGTTTATCACGAATTTGGCACCCTGAAGATGCCAGCGCGGCCCGTAATGGGGCCTGCGGTGTTGCGCAACAAGGAGTACATCCGGCGCACGCTGGGTGCGGCGACCGTTTCAGGTTTGATCGGAGGCAGCCTAATTCATGCCTCGCTGGGGTATGACTCTAAGGGATGATCAGCGCTTGTTCAAAAAACCCTTTGGCATCCAGAACGGCTTCTGATCCGCACCTGAGACCCATATCGATCCACCTTCCTCCGGATTGTTCATCACCAGCACGGAAACCTTGGATTTCCCCTGCGAGCAGAGCTTTATGGCTTGGTCGTATGTGGAAACCTTGGCCGCCGCGCGCAATCCGTCGATCATCGATTTGGTTTCGCCCTGATATTCGGGCTCGCCGGTAACCGGGGAGATGTTTGGCAGGCTACCGGTCATCTGGTGCGTCATGGAAACCATCCCCAGGACGTTGTTCGTGTACTCGGACAGCTCGCGCGTCGGGCAAGCGAAGTAAGTGTCTTCTTTCGACGCGAAAGTCACGGCCTTTTCGCCTGGATTGCAGGCCTGCGCCAGGCATGAGTTTGAAATATCAGCGCCGTACCCCAGCGCAGGCAGCAGCAAGGCAACAGCAAAAATCGACTTCTTCATAAGTCACCCAAAAATTATTGCGTAGGCCGCAAAGCAAAATACGAAAAGGCCGCCGCCAGCGAAAACGAGGCCTAGGCTGCTCAGCGTCAACAGTAGCAGCGCGTTTTGAATACCCAGCTTGGCGGGTTCTTTCTGGCCGTCTTCAACCAGCACCCGGCCTCGCCATTCGAACGTTCGATGAACCTTTGCCATGTGATTGACCCACAGAATAGGAATTTTCATTATGGCATTTGAGGCGTACTCCGTCGCTGTCAAGCTGTCGCTGATCAACCACGTCAGTTCCGGCCTTTTGATGATCAGCAAAAGCCTGGCAACGACCGGCACCGACGTCGACAAGCTGAATGCGAAGCTCGCATCTATCGGCAAGCAAGGTGCAATCGGCGGCTTGATGTTCGCGGGCGGGCTCGGCCTTGCTGCGATGTTTAAGACCCCGTTGGACGAGGCGAAGAAATTCCAGAACGAAACCGAGCGTTTCCGCTCGCTTGGCCTAGGTGATGCGGTTACGACGGACGCGGTGAAGTTCGCCAAGGGCATGAACAGCTACGGCACCAGCATTCGCGAAAACCTTGGCTTGCTGCGTGATGCGCAGACCGTATTCGGCGACTTCCACGAAGCGCAAATGGTTACACCGCTGCTGTCGAGAATGAAGTTCGCCAATGCTGCGCTGTATGGCGACGAAGGCGGTTCGATGAAAGACAAAGCCTTCATGGACATGCTGAAGGTGATTGAGCTGCGCGGCGGCCTAGCCAGTGAGCAAGCATTTCTCAAGCAAGCGAACATGGTTCAGCAGGTTCAGACTGCGACCGGCGGCCGGGTTGGCGCTAATGAGTTCTTGAACTTCATCAAGACGGGTGGCGTCGCCGCAAAAGGCCTGAAGGACGAAAACTTCTACTACATGATGGAGCCGCTGATTCAGGAAATGGGCGGCCAGCGTGTAGGTACGGGCCTGATGTCTGGCTATCAGAACCTGGTGCAAGGGCGGACTACCGTTAGGGCTGCAAACGAGCTGATGAGACTTGGCTTGCTTGACCCGAAAATGGTCGAGTACAGCACCACTGGCAATATCAAGCAGGTCAAGCCTGGAGCGCTCAAGGGCGCGGACCTGATGGTCAGCGCGCCAATGGAGTGGCTGCAGAAGGTGCTGCTGCCGTCTTTCGCCGCGAAGGGCATCACCGGGAACCAGCAGATCCTGAATGAGATTGGCGCGATCTTCACCAACCGTACAGCCGCGCAGCTTTATTCGACGATGTACCAGCAGCAGGCAGTCATCGCGAAGAACTCGAAACTCAACGCCGGCGCCGCCGGTATTGACGAGCTGGAGAAGAACGCCAAGAACACCTTAGCTGGCAAGGAGCTTGAGTTCGGGGCGAAGTGGAAGGACTTGATGCTCAACCTGGGCAATGTGGTCCTACCGCTGGCGATAAAGGCGCTGGACAAACTGAACCCTGCGCTGGTCAAGTTCGGCGAGTGGATGAACGAGAACCCCGGCAAGGTTAAGGCCTTCACCTATGCGCTGTTGGGGCTGTCGGCATTCCTGATCGGTGGCGGTCTGATCAATATGACCATCGCTGCCGGCCGTGGCTTCTTCCTGCTGGGGCAGGCCATGGTGTTTCTCGGCGGCCGCGCCTTGGCGCCGTTGATTCCTTGGTTGGCGCGCATGGGTACATACCTGGTGATTCTGGGCGCCAACATCGCCAAAGGCATCCTGCTCATAGGTCGCGCACTGGTGGCCACTCCGATTGGTATCGTCATCCTGGCAATTGCGGCTGCCGCCTATTTGCTGTGGAACAACTGGAAGGAAATCAGCGGCGCCTTAAAACTCATGTGGTCCGATTTGAAGACCGGCTTTATCAAGCTGTTTCAGGGTGATATCGGCGGCGCGTTCAAGTCGTTCAAGCTGGCCTTTTTGACCGGTTGGCAGACGATCTTTAACACCCTGATCGCAGGTGCCAACAAGATCCTTCCAGCATCCTGGCAGATCGCAAAAACCACCTTCGCCGACGACGCGCGCGCCGCTGGATCCTCGAAGCCGGGCTGGTCCCCACTGGTCGCACCGGTTCCCGGCAAGTCCGCAGCTAACGACAGCAACAACTTCAACCTGTACATCGACGGCAAGAAAATCACCGATGTGGTGGTTGAGCGCATGACCAAGCAGGCCACTCGGCCGCAAACCGGAAGCCAAGGCTTCGACCCCAACCGCAGCATGCTGAGGCCGGGCACTTCCAGTCTCGTCGTACCGAGGAACTAACCGATGAGCTTCACAAGCTTCCTGGACAACTTCGCTCCGGGCGGGGATCCGTTCGCCACGCGGTTGATCGTGGGAGATTTCGAGTTCAGCGGCCTTGAGGTTCCCGAGTCGGTTACCGTTGGCGCCAAACAGCAGCTGGTCGTGCACAAGCTGATCGGCGGCAAACGTGTCGTAGATGTCATGGGTGTGGATTACGACAATATGTCGTGGTCCGGATGGATCACGGGCGCAACGGCGGGGGATCGGGTTACCCAGCTCGAAACCCTGCGCGATGCCGGCGATCCGCTGACCTTCAACATGGACGGCTATTACTTCAGCGTCCTGATCCAATCGTTCAATGCCAGATTCGAGCACCTGTATCGGCGGTATTTCACCATCGATCTGTTGGTAGTCGAGCGGCTGGACGCGCCGATCACTGAAAACGCGCTGTCCGGAACGCTGGACGCGCTGATCAACAGTGACGTCGGCCAATCGCTGGGGTTGGCCAGCATCATCAATTCGGCGGCGGTTACCACTGCCATCAACACGGTCAAGGATGCCGTCTCTCAGGTTCAAGGCTTTGCCAACGCCACCATCGACACCGTGCAGACAGTCATCCGGCCTTTGGTTGCCGCGCAGGCGGTCGTTCAGTCCGTAATCGCCCAGGTGGGTGCATCGGTGAATGACATCACGACCCTTGGCGGGTTGGTGCCTGGAAATCCTGTCGCAAAGGCCGCGAACAATGTTCTGCGCCAAAGCGCGGCACTAACTCAGCTGGCTCCGCTGTACCAGATGCAGAGCGTGCTGGAGCGGATACAGAAAAACGTTCTGGCCGGGCCGCTGGCAAATGGCACGTCGAGTCTGACCACCAGCAATACCACTCTGCAGCGCGTGGCCGCCGACAGCTACGGCGACCAGTCACGGTGGACCGAGATTGCGGCCGCCAACAACATCCACGACCCGATGCTCGGGGAAATTCAGACCATCAAGATTCCGATAGGTGAATAATTGGACGTCAATGCGCTGGATGTCATCCCTACGGCGCGCCACGTCGTCGGGCGCGTTCGCCTGAACGGGGTAGAGGTGCCGTTTGTATCGGCTGACATCGATAGCAACTCGTTCTACTCAGCCGATACGTTCAGCGCTGTGTTCGCGCTCAGCGCCATGCCCAAAGATACCGGCACCCTGGCATGGTGGAGTGTGCAGACGGAGATTGAATTCGAGATATCCATCGGCCTGATCGACAAGAGCGTCACCGATTGGCGGACCCTCATTATTGGCGGTGTCGACCGGTGGAGTTTCCATCCGGCAAGGTTCGAGGTCAGTGTCGAGGGGCGCGATTACACTGCGAAATTCATCGACACGAAGACAAGCGAGAAATTCGCCAACTACACCACCAGCCAGGTCGCAACGCTACTCGCTCAAAGACGCGGCCTGACTCCGGTCGTTACGGCGACCACCACGAACGTCGGCGGAATCACCAAATACGACCACACGCACGTCAATGATGAGCGCTCGGAGTGGGACCTGCTGGCGTACTTCGCCGGGATCGACGGGTTTCAGGTGTATGTGACCGGCAACGAACTCCGCTATGAGCCAGCCCTTGATCCGAACAAGACGGATCAGTACCTGATTCGCTGGGTAGCACCTGGAACACTGGCTTACCCGGTCGCTAACGTGTCTGACGACCTCAACTTTGAACGCGACCTGACCATTGCCAAGGGCGTGACCGTTCAGGTTCGGTCGTGGAAGGGCGGCAAGGCCTTCACTGAGACCTACCCGAACAATTCAGCGCGCGGCATATCTCCTGGAAACTCCGCGCCAAAGCGGCAAGTGTACAGCGTCGTGCGCAGCGGTCTTGATCGGCAAGCCGCTCAGAAACTCGCGCAGACGCTCCACAAGCAGATCACCGATCACGAAATGCGCATGAGCGGGTCACTCCCGGGCGACAACTCGCTGATGCCAAACACGATCATTCGCGTCGAAGGCACCCAATCTGCCTTCGACCAGCTGTATTACGCCGACTCCGTGCGCCGCTCGATCAGCTTTGAGTCTGGCTACTCGATGAGCTTCACGGCCAAGAACCATAACCCGAACTCAATGGTGCTTCCATGACGATGTCGATGCTGCTCAACGCACAAAGGCAGTACCAGGACGACGGCAGCACTTATTCACGAACCGGAACAATCTCCGGATACGACCCCGGCAGCCACAGCGTCAAGGTGACGATCCAGCCGGAAGGCTGGGATACGGGATGGATTCAGTTGTCCGCGCAGGGTGTCGGTAACGGCTGGGGTGTTTTGACTGGCCCTCAACTGGGTGATGAAGTCTCGGTGACCTTCGATAACGGTGATCCGAATCTTGGAAAAGTCACCGGGCGCTACTTCAACGATGTAAACCCGCCGCCGGCAGTGCCATCAGGTGAAACCTGGATGCTTCACCAGTCTGGAGCGGTGCTGAAGTTCAACAACGACGGCACGGTCAATCTGCACTCGACTGTCGCGATCAATTACGACGCGCCGCAGCACAATTTCACCGGCGGCCCGGTCACGGTGACTGACGCCACCGGCATCGTAGTGGTCGGCGGCGATGTGAAGGCCGACACCATCAGCTTGAAGCTGCACAGAACCAGTCAGGTGCAGTCTGGCACCGGAACCTCCGGGGTGCCTATCCCATGAAAGACTTGAACCACTACGTCGGAGACGACCTTTCGTTGTCGCCGACCGGGAGCCTGTCGCCCGTCGAAGGCATCGAGCGCGGGAAACAGCGGATCCTGCGGCGCCTGATCACCAACCCAGGCGATTACTTGTTCCACCCTGAATACGGCGCAGGCCTTGGTCGTTATGTCGGGGCGCTGATGAACATCCCGGAAATCATTTCGCTTATCAGGGGGCAAATCCTGCTTGAGGACTGTGTTTCCAAGCAGCCACCCCCCGTCATCGCGGTAACACCGTCAAACGACTCCCTGTCCGTCAATATCAGCTACACCGATGCGCCCCTGGGCGAGCCGGTGACGCTTTCGTTCGAGGTAAATCGCTGATATGGCATCTCTCAACGTCAAGGATTTCACCACTCTTGTTCGAGACCAGGTCACCGCTATTCAAGGCCGCGCGGCCGGGCTCGTCGACTTCACCATTGGCTCTCTGCTGCGCGCGATCTGCGAGAGCAACGCAAGCGTTCTGCAGTGGCTCCAGCAACTCATCGTCACGCTGCTGGCCACAACGAGAGCCTCAACGTCTTCCGGCGCCGATCTCGACAGTTGGATGGCTGACTTCGGGTTTCTTCGCTTGTCTGCCAGTTTTGCGACGGGCAGCGTCACCTACTCGCGCTTCACGGCGACAACCTCTGCCCTGATCCCGATCGGCGCTCTCGTCGGGTCAACAGATGGCTCACAGCAATACGCAGTGACGATCGACACGGCAAACCTGCTCTATAGTGCCAGCCTCGGCGGTTACCTCGTGCCGGCCGGAACGGCATCAGCGACCGTGCCTGTTAAAGCCAGCTCAGCCGGCGCGGCGAGGAATGCATTGGTTGGCACCGTGACCGTGATTGTCGGCAGCATCAGCGGGATAGACACCGTCACCAACCTGACGGTGTTCACGAACGGGGTTGACCCAGAAACCGATTCGGCTTTCCGCGCGCGCTTCATCCTTTGGGTGCAGTCCCTGTCCAAGGGCACCAAATCGGCGATTGAATATGCGCTCGCCTCCATGCAGCAAGGCGTGACCTACACGCTGACTGAAAACCAGGACTACTCCGGAAATACCCTGTACGGCTATTTCTATGCTGTCGTCGACGATGGGAGCGGGGCGCCTGGTAGTCAGTTTCTGGTATCTGCCGCAGCAGCTATAGAGTCGGCGAGAGCGTTCACCACAAGGTACGGCGTGTTTGGGCCCGTGCTCGTGACCGCCAATGTCGGCATGACCATCGCAACCGATGCGACGGTGACGCACAGCGTGGTCGTGGCACAGGTGACGGCCGCCATTCAGGGCTATATCGCCGGGTTGAGCCTTGGGCAGATCCTGCCTTACACCCAGCTTGCCGCGATCGCTTATGGGGTCACACCAGCAATTACCAACGTCTCCGGCGTGCTTCTCAACGGAGGCACGGCCGATCTGGCCGCAAACAACAAACAGGTGATTCGACCCGGCACAGTGACGGTGGCCTAAATGAGTATTGGCGATCAGAGCGACATGCTTTCAAGGCTCAAGCGCCTCCTGCCGATCGGCTGGTTCGGCGACAGCAACCCGATTCGTGATGCGCTCTTGTGGGGTTATGCCCAGGCGCTTTCGTGGGGCTACACCCTTTACCTGTACGCGCAGGCGCAGACGAGGATAAAGACGGCGACTGATGGCTGGCTCGATATGATTGGGCTGGACTTCTTCGGTGACAACCTGATTCGTTACTCGGACCAGGCCGACGGCAGTTATCGCAATCGAATCCTGATCAATATTTTCAGGGAGCGCGCGACGCGGCACGGTATGGACCAAGTCCTTTTTGATCTGACCGGGCGCCACCCGCTGATCATTGAGCCTGCAAAGCCTGATGATTGTGGCTGTCTTGGGCTGACGCTCGGACTTGGAGTAGCGGGTCCACTTGGCTCAACAAGTTGCCCTTATCAAGCCTTCGTCACTGCCTATCGCCCATCAGGCAGCGGGGCCGCCAATTGGCCAGGGCTCAAAACCAACTGGTTCGGCCTCGGCCAGACCAGCGCATTGATACCGCAGTCACAGTTCTTTTCGGACGTTTCCGACGCCGACATCATCGCTGCCATCGAGGCGACCAAGGCCTACGGCACAACCGTCTGGTTCCGCATTACCAACTGATCTCATTCAAATCATTCAATGCCCGCCATGTGCGGGCTTTTTTATTGGGGAACCCATGGACAGACAGATCGTTTACCCGGGCCAGATCTTGCCGGAAACCAGCCTGCTCCAAATGACAAAGGATCCGATGATTGGCATGGCCAAGCTCGCATCTGCACTGCTCGGAACGAGCACTTATGCGAGCGGTTTCGCCGTAACACCAACAGGGCCTGCATCCCTTCAGGTAGTGTATGCGCCCGGCGAGATATACAGCCTGGCCAGCATTGACGCGCTGGCTTTCTCGACGCTGCCAGCCGACACCACGCATTCGATCCTGAAGCAGGGCATCTTGCTCGACGGCGGGACGCTAAATTGCCCGGCGCCTGGCACGACTGGTCAGTCGATCAACTATCTGGTTCAGGTTACCTATCAAGACTCTGACGCTAGCCCGGTCCTTCTGCCGTATTACAACAGCTCGAACCCTGCGATGCCGTACAGCGGCCAAGGCAACAATGGCCTGACTCAAAACACGGTTCGCAAGGGCGTTGCCGTGGTGAGCGTGAAGGCGGGCGCATCTGCAACCACTGGCAGCCAGACAACTCCAGCACCGGATGCAGGTTACATTGGCCTCTATGTTGTTACTGTTGCTTTCGGCCAGACAACGATCACCTCCGGAAACATCGCGGTGCTGTCTACCGCTCCCCTGATCAACTCCACCCTTCACGGCCTTTCGCCGGTTTTTACTGCGAATCCAGTAGTTCCAACAGCCACGCTGCCAGGTCATGCAATGCCATTGGGGCAGGCCGTTGGCCGCCTGATTGGTGTCCAGGTCTTCACTTCAAGTGGAACCTATACGCCGTCCGCAGGCACGACGTCGGTAGTGATCGAGGTTCTGGGTGCGGGCGCGTCTGGCGGGGCGACCGCGGCAACAGCTGCTGGTCAATGCGCGGCTGGTGGCGGTGGCGGTGCTGGCGCCTATGGAAAGTCGCGGCTCACGACCGGATTCTCCGGTGTGGCGGTGACAGTCGGCCTTGGAGGTGCCGCTCCAGCCGCCGGTGCCAACAGCGGTAATAATGGGGGTTCTTCTAGCTTCGGAAGTCTCCTGGTTTGCTTGGGCGGAACAGGAGGTGGTGGCTCGACTGCGATAGCAGCGTCAGGCCTTACCGGGCCGAATGGTGGCAACCAAGGCCTGCCAATCGGGGCGAATTTGTGTTCTTCCGGGGGCATGGCTGGCGGCAATGGGTTCACCATTTCAGCCACACAACCGCTCGCGGGTAAAGGGGGGGATAGTATCTACGGCGTAGGCGGCCATGCACCGACCTCTGGAGGCGGCGCTCGGGCGGCCTTTGGCTATGGCTCTGGCAGTTCTGGGGTGAACGCGGGGCCGTCTAATGCTGCACAGGCAGGCCTGCCAGGCATGCCGGGGATTGTACTAGTCTGGGAGTATGCATGATGAATTCTTACATGCTGGTCAACAGCGCGAGCGGGTTAGTCGAGAACGTTTTCGTGTGGGATGGAGAGAGTGAATACGAAATCCCAGAAGGATTCGAGGCAATTGAGAGCTCTCTGGCCGGGATTGGGTGGTCATACAGTGGCGGCGAGTTTACTTCGCCACCTCCAGTTCATCCGACCCCCGCCGATATCCTGATCACGAACACTGCAACACGCAGCTATCTACTGGCGCAAGCTGCCAATAGCATGGGCCCGCTTCAGGATGCTGTTGATCTTGACGAAGCGACCGACGATGAAGTAGCTCTGCTCAAAAAATGGAAGCAGTATCGTATTGCGGTCAACCGTGTCAATGTTGAGGTTGAGTCGCCAGATTGGCCGATTGAGCCGACGTAAGGCTGTAAATAAATCAAATCAGGTGATACCGTTCGCGCTCAACACAGGAGCAAGTGATGGAACGTAAGTTTGATGGAGCGGACGGTATACGCGGTGTCGCATGTCTTTTGGTTTTGCTTGGGCATGGATCTGCCTTTTTTGCTAAAGAGCTTTTGCCATATGTTGGCTTTCTCGCCAAAGCTGGCGTGTGGCTCTTCTTTGTACTCAGTGCATTCTTGCTCACAAGAAAATTCATGAGCACCGGATTTTCGATTTGCTCAATAGCGAAATATGGTGCGGGAAGATTTCTAAGAATACTGCCTCTTTTTTATATTGCAGGATTTGCCTTCTATGGATTCGGCGAAAGCCCTGTCGACAGCCTTCTCCTTAGAAACGGATATGCTCACCTCTGGACGATCCCGGTTGAATTCAAGTTTTACTATGTTCTGCCTATTTTTGCATACATCTTCACTGTCGCTTACAATAAGGCCGGGGTAGCGGGAAGCTCGGCTTTGCTGGTTTTAATGATGGTAGCGGTAGAGTATAAATATCCCTATTGGAATACGCCTGAAAATAGCATGACAACGATCTGGTATCTGCCGTGCTTTCTACTGGGATGCTACATAGCTTCCGTATATGACAGTGTTTCAAAGCAGTTGACGGACCGTCGCAGGTTGATCTGCGCAGGAGTGGTCGTATCATTTTTTGTTATGATGTCTCCCCCGGCAAGGCTCGCAGTTTTTGACATGCCTATGGACGGATGGACTAGAACAAAATTTATCTATATGAGTATAGCATGGTCAGTATTCATTATTGCACTAGTCGACGGTCGCGGACCAATAGGTAAGCTTTTTGATAACGTTGTAATGAGAAAGATAGGTCTTTGGAGCTTTTCGATCTATCTTTTCCACTGGGTTGTTTATGCGCACATGCTGCCTTATTGTGCCGAAAGTAAGCTAGGAATGATTGCTTCAATTATTGCAGCAATCGCTGGCGGCGCTGCTTCTTATTACTTGATAGAGAAGCACATAGAGTGGTTTAGACATTATCTACTTGGCAGTTCGCGCATGAGAACAACGCCACATCCAACTGCAAGCTGAAGAAATTCATTCAAATAGCCCGCTAAAGCGGGCTTTTTTACGTCTGGAGAAAAGTGATGCCACGAATTTCATGCGATGCGGCCGGCGGCCAAAACGTTCTGGCGTTCCTCGACGTGCTGGCCTGGTCTGAACTGGGCGCCGACTACCTGCGCCGCAGCGACGACGGCTACAACGTGATCGTAACCGGCACGGACGGTGTGTTGGAGATGTTTTACGACTACAGCACCCATCCATTCGCCAATGGACGCAAGTCGAAGGTGTTCAGCAGGAGCGGGCAGACCTCCAACGCATCGGGCCGATACCAATTCATGCTCAAGGACTACGCGCACTACCGCGACCAGTTGAAGTTGCCGGACTTCGGGCCGGCCAGCCAGGATCGCTGGGCAATCCAACTGATCAAAGAGCGTAAGGCGCTGGACGACATCAAGGCGGGGCGGATAGAGAGCGCTATCCAGAAATGCCGCAACATCTGGGCGAGTTTGCCGGGTGCGGGGTACGGTCAGCGCGAGCACAAGCTTGAGGATCTGCTGGCCGTTTACGTTGCCGCCGGCGGGGTGATGGCGTGATGGACGCTCTTAAGCTGGTGCCCGCCTGGGCGTGGGCAGTCATGGCGTTGATCGTAGCGCTGGCTGTGGGGCTCGGATATCAGACTGTCCAGCTCAGCGGTGTGCGTACCGACTATGCCGACTACAAGACCGATATCGCCACCAAGGCCCAGCAGGCCAGCGAGAAGGCGCGTGATACCGAACAGCAACGCCAACGCGACATTGACCAGGTGCGCAACGATGCAGCCGACCAGAAACAGAAAGATGATGCTCTTGCTGCTCAGCAGCATGCTGACAATGACAGCCTGCGCGACCAAATCGGAAAGCTGCTCACCGACCGCGCCGCCCTCAATTCCCGCCTTGCCGCTCGAGGCAAAACAATCAACGACCTTACCGATCTGCTCGCCCAGCTGCGATCAGAAGCTGATGGATATGCGGGCGAACTGGCGACAGCGCTTACAGCAAGTCGTCGGGCCGGATTGGCCTGCGAGCGCTCCTACCAATCATTGACCAAGCATTGACGTCATCTGTCGGCCTGCATCCCATACAGTATTGACCCGCCTCCTCGAATTCTCGTTAACTGTATATCTGTACAGCATTGAGATTCACCCATGCACTTCCTCATCACGCCGCGCCGCCGCCTCGGTGTCGCGCTCACCAGACAAGAAATCAGCGCCGCGACCGCCATCAAAGGCGACATCCATATAAATGAAGACCGCGACAGCGTGCTTGGCCGCGCGACGATGGTGGCCAGCGTCTTTAATACGGCGCCCGGCAGTCATCACGCATTGCCGCCGCTGTTCGATGCCGATGTCACCAGCATGGCTACCCTGGGCATGAACATCTCAGGCGTTGAGGAAGTCGACGGGGCGTTCTACTTCCAGTCGTGGTGGTGCCGCTTTGACTGATGATCCTCTGGCCGGCTGGCGGGCGGCGATCAAAGCGCGCGACGACCTGATCACCGATCCGGAGGCCCACAGGGCAAAGCTGGTTTCACTGGCGATGCTGGCCGGGCGTATGCACCAGGTTGGCGAGGAGGAATTGAACGAGATGCTCGAGCTTTCCGACGCCGCGCGACTCTGGGCGCTGGTCGAGTGGGAGGAGGCGGAGCGGATTGGCCTGTTCTCTGGAGCGTCAGGCCGGGCCGATGGGTTGCAGGTAATAAAAGGGAGAGGGTGAACGTCGGCAGGACGCCGGAGAGGGGTATGCAGCTCGTACCAATTTTTGTACCACTGCATGTGTTTTTGAGGTTTTTCGTGTGTTGTCCAAAGTATGGAGAGGCCCGGTTTTACTGGGTTTCGTTACTTTGGAAACCCCTGCAAAACCCACAGAAAATAGCCGTGTAGTTCTGTTCCAGTGTCACAGGGTTTTGTTCCGTGTGGGTTCAAAAAACGCAGGGTTGTCGGCCTGCAAAGGCGCACATAGTAGCCTAGCTGGGCAACGAGGGGTACGGCGGGCGACCGACAAACCTGCGGCATGACGACGCCCGGCCCGATGTAAAGGCGCCTTTACCTAACCTTTACCGAGCGCATATGTCGAAATGTGTCCGTTTGGTGTCTGAGTTAACGGGTGATAGATGCCCGGATGAAGAGAGTAATCATATGTTTAACCGAATCGCGAAAATCGCATTGGTGATCGCCCTGACGTCGTCGGTTTCGGGATGTTTTTTTGGCCCCGGATGGGGTCGTCACGGTGGTTGGGATCATCGCCATTATGATGGTGGTCATTATTATGAAGGGCGGGGCGGCTATGGCCCGGGACCTGGTTACTATCGCCGCTGACCCTTATTCATCTGATCGGGAGCCTGATCGGACGGATACGCCCTGATCCCCAAAGAGACTCAAATTAAGGCCGCGATGGGCGTGTTTTCCCTTCGCGGCCTTTTTGCTTGCTCACCGCTGCGTATCAATTTCGACACCGTGCGGCTACCAAACAGCGACGCGGTTTCAACGGCATGCGCTGTCGAACTTTGCAGGGGATGAATATCTGCTGTTAAGAGAGAGCAATGAACATGTTGAGTCGTATAGCGAAAGTCGCGATGGTAATCGCGGTCATGTCAGCCATGTCCGGCTGCTGGCCTTTCTGGGGGCCGGGCGGTGGCGGTCACGGCGGTGGGCATGGAGGCGATGGTGGCGGTCACTACGAAGGTGGCGGCCCGGTTGGCGGCGGCGGAGGGCCAGGTCCGCGCTGATTTCTGACTGATATCGGTTCTGTGGGAGATTCTATGGTTGCAAACAACGGTCTTTAGGCCGTTCTGCTCACGTATTCCTCCTTCTTCTTCATCAA